GAAGACTGTGGTAATCAAGTAATTAAAACTTAAAAAAATGGAGGTCTAGTATGTGTGGATGTAATCATTGTAATTGCGTAGTTTCCACCATTAACGTAACTGACTAACAAGGGGGTGATCCTTAACAGTTACGTTCAACTAGTAACCCTTATTACTATGGAGAATCAGCACGACTAGGGAGCACACGTTCTCTAGTCGTGTTTCGCTTGAGACAACTATGAATACAAAAAAATCATTGATCACCATTACCTCGTTCACCGCAACATTTGTCGCACTCTGTGCCGCAGTGTTTTCAGTGACGGGTATTGCCAAACTGTTCGCAGGTGCTGCATTAAGTGCAGGTATCATGGCAGCAGCGCTGGAATTAGGAAAGATTGTGAGTATATCTTTCTTATATCAATACTGGAAAGAAATCCCAAAAACTCTTAAATACTATTTGTCGGTTGCTGCGATAATATTAATGGTTATTACGTCCGCGGGTATCTACGGGTACCTCTCATCTGCCTACGCTAAGGTCGCTAGCACCCCATTAGCGTTGAGTGCAGACATCCAAACAGTCCAAGGACGGGTGGGTAGTTTGGAACAAGACATCAAACGAAAAGAGGACCGGCTTAATCAATTAATAACACTACGATCTCAGCAAGAAACTCGTTTGGATAATATGGTATCTAAATCCACCACAGGAAATAGTGCTACCATTCGTTCGGCACAAAGTGCATTAACTGCGGCGGATAAAAATGTTACGGATCTACAAAAAGAAATAACCAACCTTTCAGCCCAGAGGGATAGTCTCAATGGAATCAGTATTAGCAAACGTGTGGAAATTGAAACAAACGGTGATATCGGAACTTTCGTCTATATTGCGAAAGTATTGGGCACTGACCTTGATACGGTGGTCAAATGGTTCACGTTCGTCATTGTATTAGTATTTGATCCACTTGCAGTAGCTCTCGTAGTTGCGGTCAATTTTCTTATAAAAAATAAAGATACCGTAGATCCAAGGGAAGAAAAAAAATATGAAATATATCCCGATGAACCGATGATATATCAAGAAGAACTTCCTACTGAATCGGAAATGATAGAAACTTCTACTATAGATAATTTTACCGATGTAAACTTTGATTGGAATAATAAAGAGTTGTGGGAAAACAATCCCAATGCAGTTTTATATTATAATACTCGTGTAAATTCACGAATATGATACTTGACAAGTATTGTACAATAAGTTATATTTAAGGTATCTCAACCAAAAGGTTACATATATGCCTCACAATGTCGGTTATTGTTGTATTAACATGACGTTAAACAAGCAAAAAATTACTACGGGTCGTGGCATGATTCAACGCACCTTCAAAGAGAAGGGATTAAAGTATGCGTCCGAACTTGCCCTAGCTAATGCACGTGATCTGGTCAAGATTCTCCAATGGAATGCGGACAACAACATCACCGTGTTCCGTATGGGATCGGGTATCTTCCCGTGGGGTACAGAATATGATCTGTACGATCTTCCTAACATTAATGAAATTGCCGTTACGTTAGCAAATGCCGGCAGTTTGGCTGCACGTACCAATCAACGTGTGACTGCCCATCCCGATCACTTTGTAAAACTGGGATCGGAGAAGGAATCCGTTGTACTTAATTCTATCAAAGATCTAGAACTCCATTCCAAAGTATTTGACTTCATGGGATTGAGTAATACTCCATATAATGCTATCAACATCCACGTGGGTATGAACTTTTCCGAAGATGTTGCTAATCGGTGGATTACAAACTATCACAGACTTTCCAAGAATTGTCAATCTCGTCTGGTAGTGGAAAACGACGACAAAGCAAACGCATTTTCTGTGCGGCAGTTGTACTATTCGTTACATACCGCACTTAATATTCCGATTACATTTGATTATTTTCATCATGAATTCCACACAGACGGATGGACCTCCCAAGACGCAGCTCGTATCGCGGCGAAAACATGGCCGACAGGAATTAAGCCACTTTTTCACTACAGCGAATCTAAAAATATTAATGAAGCTGTCTCTGGTAATCCTCGTGCTCACGCCGATTATGTGTTTACTCGCATTGATGATTATGGTTTGGATATTGATGTGGATCTAGAAGCAAAAGCAAAAGAATTGGCACTCTTCAAATATCGGAGTTTAACATGATTAGTTTCGCAATTACTACACACAATGAAGGACAGTATATCCAAGATCTTCTTGATCAACTGGTTCCTTTTTGTGAAAAGACAGGTGATGAAATTGTAGTAGTTGATGATAACTCCACCGATTCATTTACCGTAAATATATTGGAAGGATATGAACGGTCTGGTGCAATCAAGTTATTTAATCATGCTCTCAACAATGACTTTGCCGGTCATAAGAATTTCCTAACAGAACAGTGTATGGGAGATTATATTTTTCAAATTGATGCAGATGAAACATTTAATTCCAATCTATTGACATATCTCCATGATATTGTAGATAATAATACCAATATTGATTTGTTTGCTATTCCTCGTGTGAATGTCGTAAACGGACTCACGGACGAAGATATCAAGCGGTGGGGTTGGCAAGTGAATGAGCAAGGATGGGTCATGTTTCCCGACTATCAAACGCGACTATATCGTAATCATGCAGACATTCGGTGGGAAGGAAAAGTCCACGAACGTATTGTAGGACATAAAACGATGGCACCACTTCCAGCCGAAGAAGATTGGGCACTCTATCACATCAAGGACATTGATCGGCAACGCAAACAAAACGATTACTACGCAACAATCCAGAGGTAAGTATGAAAATTTATACAGCACTCACGTATGATGATATTTCACTACTGCCACAATACAGTGAGATTGAAAGCCGTCAAAAAATTGACCTAACAACTCAATTGACTAATAATTATAATATTAGGGTACCGTTGATTGCTTCCCCAATGGATACGGTGTGCGACGGGTTTATGGCAGTTGCTATGGCACAGTTGGGCGGTGTGGGATGCATCCATAGATTTATGCCGATTGAGCCACAAGCTCATGAAGTTAAAATGGTTCGTCGTGAAATAACGGATACAACGATACCAGTTATGGCAGCTATTGGAGCAAACGGAGATTATTTAGAACGAGCACAAGAGTTGACAAACGCAGGTGCTAATATTATCTTAATTGATGTCGCACATGGACATCACGTTTTTGTTCGTGATGCAATTGATAATTTAAAGAAAAATCTACCGTCACACGTAGATATTATTGCTGGAAACGTTGCGACTGCACAAGGCGCAATGGATCTTGAAGATTGGGGAGCAGATGCAATTCGGGTTGGTATTGGAGGTGGGTCACTCTGCACGACCAGAATGAAAACAGGTTTCGGGGTTCCTAACGTTACGTCATTAGAACAGTGTGCCAACGCCGTATCTGTTCCAGTTATCGCATGCGGTGGTATCCGAAACAGTGGAGACATTGCAAAAGCACTAGCAGTTGGAGCAAGTTCGGTTATTCTGGGGTCACTTCTTGCTGGAACGAAGGAAACGCCTGGTTCAATCATTGAAAAACTAGACGGGTTATACAAGAGATATCGTGGGGCGGCTTCCTTAGAAACGAAGACGGTTCATGGTCAAGCAACCCGAAACGTGGAAGGAGAATCTACGGTCGTCCCGTTTAAGGGTAGTGTTAAATTCGTGGTGGAAGGGCTTTTAGATGGTCTTCGGTCTGCATTGTCTTATGCCGGAGCGGATTGTCTGTCAAAGTTTACTCCAAATTATGTACAAGTTACTAATGCTGGAATGAATGAGGCTCGTCCACACCTTTTGTGAGGAAATTATGAAAAAATTCATTATCGCACTTGTATTTCTAATTGGTTCTGTGTATATTGTTGATAGACTTCCAAACGTGACTTATAGTCCACTTCCGAAGTCTAAACCTACGCCGGTTGAACAGTTCATGGATAGAATTGCGTCAATTGAGACACCCGGTGGAACGCATAGAACAGTAAATCGGTTTGGTATGATGGGACGTTACCAATTTAGTCCATCTACCGTCCGTGTATTAGGGTTTCGGGTAAGTCAGCGGGAGTTTTTGAACAATAAACACGTTCAAGACACCGTGATGCTACGATATATGCGAGTAAATAGTCGTGAATTATCGTGGTATATTAAACGATATGATGGAAAAGTGGTAAATGGTGTCAAAATCACCCGTGCAGGTATTCTCGCGGGAGCCCACTTTGCCGGTAGTGAGGGAGTGAAGTCGTTTTTTAGAGACGGAAGTAACCGAACGGATGCCAACGGAACCACAGTAGCAAAATATATGTCAAAATTTAGTAATTTCAACCTACCAGAGATCTAATGACAATAGTTATTACAATTTTAAGTATAATAGTTGTTGCATTAGGATATGCAACATATAATCTTTTAAAGAAATTAGAAACTTATGAAAAAAGTATAGAGGAATTCTATACTTCATTGTCTTTTGTGCTTCACACAATGCAAGCCTTAGACGAACGAAAAATGTTTGAATCTGATGACGAAGTGGGAACGGTATTTCGGCAAATGTCTGATATATTGTTCACACTTCGTCCTATTATTTACGGAAAGGAGCAAGATGAAGAAGAAGACTGATCTAGAAATCCGGCGTGCGAAGTTGGGAAAGATATATTTCACTGAAGACACGGAAAAGGCAATAGTACAATATAATAAATCAACTGATTTAGAAGAACGTGAGACGTTATTCAGAGAACGAATACATCCACCAATTGATAAATTAGCAGAAAACATTATTAATCGGTTCAAGTTTCCATATATTGACGGAAACTTTGAAGATATCAAAAACCAAGTCGTATCATTTCTTGTGTTAAATTTACACAAGTTCACAGAGGACAAGGGAAAAGCATTCTCATACTTCTCAGTGGTAGCCAAAAACTATCTCGTACTACATAATAATAACTCGTATCGCGACGAATTACGATCTACCTACATCGTAGACTCTTCCAGCGACGAGTCTTTTTTGTTAGAAGAAGTATTAACTACAAAGCCAGAAGTGGAATCCTCTCAAAAAGACACTAGTGATTTTGTGGAACTCCTCATTCAATATTGGGACTTCAATTTGGACCGAATTTTTAAGAAAAAACGAGATCGGGATATTGCCAATGCAGTAGTTGAACTGATGAAACGGGCAAATACAATTGAAAACTTCAATAAGAAGGCGTTGTATGTATTAATACGTGAAATGACTAATAATAAAACGGTTCATATCACTAAAGTTATCAATAAAATGAAACTTCATGTATTAGAACAAATGAAAGAGTATCGTCGGTCTGGATATTTGTCGGACCCCTCCATGCTTTTCGTCTATAATCAAGAAAAATAACTATTTATAGGATACACCTCTTAGTTGAAAGATTATTATGGCATTTGACACTGAAATTTTTGATGGAAAAACACTGGCTGATCTGTTCTCGGATATCTACAACAACACAGATAAAAAACGAGAACAGATTAATCAGTTTGTTGCTAGCTTTGTGAAATTGATCAAAACGCCAGAAGATGCGGCAGTTCTCGGACCTGTTATAAAAGATTTTCTGGACGTAAATGTCAAAAATGACGAACATTTGGTCAGACTTGCACAAATAGCACAACGTTTGGTGTCGGTTTCATCAAAAGGATCTTCCACTGGCGATATGTTAAGTGAAGAAGAGAAAATGCAACTGTTAAATAATATAAAAACTGACTTTGAAACGGTTATTAGCGAACAAGACGAACTAGAAGAATCCATTCAACGACTGAAGAAATAGTATGGCATCAGGGGATAGATACGTATATCGTGAGGGTATTAGTGGTGTACTAGGATCTGCTGGAAAAACTGAGGCGCGATCCGTACCAAACCCTTTTTATGAAGCAATCGTGGTTGATGTTATCCTTGACCACATACACCCTCAATATTCTAAGTCAGATGGATATAATGTAGGGGCAATAAAAGTACGAATATTTTCTACCAGTAATACTAGAGATGAAGAACTTCTTGACTGGGCAGACCCATTGGATTCCACCATACAAGAAATGCCTTTGTTGGGAGAGATAGTAATATTACATAAAGTATTAGGTAACTTTTTCTACACACGTAAAACTTTTCTTGCCCATCGTTTAAATGAAAATGCAATCTTAAATTTAAATAAAGCAATAAATAATAGATTTGAACAAACTAAGAACAAAAAAATTTCCGGTAATGAAGAACTAACAAAAGAAAAACATAAATTTGGCGAATACTTTAAACCAGACAACAGAGTTCGTCAGCTAAAACATTTTGAAGGCGACATCCTATTTCAAGGAAGAATGGGACATTCTATACGATTTGGTTCAAGTCAAATGGATCCAAGTAGTAAAGGAATGGCTCCTAACATTATTCTACGAACGGGGCAAGGTAAAGGACTAGAAAAAGACAAAACTACAAATGAATCAATATACGGATTAATTTTAGAAGACGTAAACAAAGATGCGTCTTCTATATGGATGACTTCTGATCAAGTAGTTCCGTTTGAACCAATAACTGTAAACGCAGGAGCATTCTTTAGATCCATTTTAAATGCACCTCAAAAATTTGATAAAGCACAGATTATACTAAACTCTGATAGAATACTTTTGAATGCAAAGAAAACTCATATCATGTTGTTTTCTAATGAAGAAATATACTTGAATAGCTTTAAAAGAACTTCAATAGATTCTAACGAAAGTATTATACTAACTGCAAATTTAGACATACAACATAAAAGTAGTAGAAATATAGATAATGTAGCCGATGAAGATTTTACGGTGTTGGCTGCAAGTGACATATCTCTTCTTGCAGGAGAAAAAATAGCACTGACTGCCAAAAAAATACATTTGGGTGGAGTAGATAATGATACTGAACCCGTAGTTGGCGGAACGAGCTTGTCAATGTTTTTGGCAAGACTGATACAAGCAATTATGGGACTAGGAATAACACCACCACAAATACCAACCTATCAATCGGTAGGATCACCTGTACCGACTACCATAGTCCCTCCGGTGGTAGTTCCTGGTCCGTCTGCTGCAATACACGTTATAACGCCAACTGGACCCGGTGTTCTTTCTCCCGCAGTTATAGCAGCACTAACCGCACTATATGTAGAATTAGTAGCACCGAATCCCGGTTCACAAAAACCCTTACCGTTTTCTGGTGCACCGTTTAACAGTAATGATACATTTATCGGAATGTCAAACCAAGATATTTCTCCTACAATAGTAAAAAACGAATTTGAAGAAGGTGAGCAAATTAAAACCGAAAATAACGAATGGTTGTTAACTGATTCTTATTATAAGGTAACATAATTATGCCATATAACCCGCTATCAGAAGCAGCTGCTAAAAAACAACTAGAAGAATCACGTACAAAGGGACTGGAAATATTAAAAAAACGTGATGCATATCCCAAAGGTTCTACTGAATGGAAGCAATATAACGAAGAAGCTCTTCCGGAATATCGTAAATTCCAGAGAGCTAAGCTTGATTTGGAGATACACAAAGGACGAGCCGAAATAGAAAAACTAGAAGCTAAACGGGATGGGATAAGAGCAAAGTTACCAACAACAAAAGATGCTGCGTTACTTAAAAAACAAAAAGAAGCAGAAATACAAACCAAAAAAACTGAAGCAGAACAAAAGGCGCTGGAACTAAAGGATAAAGCAGTAGAAGATGGTAAAAGTAAATTAAAAAGTTTTGCTTTAAGTTTAATACCATTTCCTCCAAAACTTCCGTTAATAAATCCAAAAATATTACAAGCGGTTGCTATAGCAAAACAAGCAAAGGCTCTTATAGAAGAACGGAAAAAAAAGAGTAAAGAAAATATGAAAAAAAATAAAGAAGTATATGAATATCCGTTAAAACCAACAACACCAACTGATGCGTCTGCTACCAAGAAAGAGGTTCCGTCAATACCAACCACAACAACTCCAAAACCACCTCCCCCGGTATACAAACCTCCAAAAACAAATTATTACGTAGAAATACGAGAACAAAAAAACGCTTGGCAAGCAGTTGTGTATTTAGCAAACCCACGTTCTTTTCAAGATACTAAGTTTTATTCAAAATCAACATACAAAACAAAACAAGATGCTATTAATGGCATTACCACAGATGCTAAATCGTCTGGGTTGGTTGGATTACCACCGGAACCAGGCTTCACCTTTCCCGGCACTCAAACATAATAGTTTTAGGAGAAATATTATATGGACAAGCAATTATTAAAAGCATACATTAAAGTCATGGTAGAAGAGGAAGTAAAACGAATTCTTCCTGAAATGTTAGCTGAAGCAGTTGCTGAAGTTAAACAATTGTCTGAAACCCGACAACCTACTGCGCAACCAAAGAAACCGGCGGTTGATCGTGGTCGTTTGGCAGAATTGATGGGAATTACGTATGATGGAGAAACGCTAAGAGCTACTACGAACAATATGGCAATCCCACTACCAGAAAATGCTCCACGAGACGCAGATCCCGAAGTGATAAAGGCAGTTACAAAGGACTATTCTGCGTTAATGAAAAAAATGGGACTTTCTTGAGATAAACTATGGCACAGGCAATTGGTATTACACTCCCCATCCAGATAGGCAACACGGGTTATTTTGAACAATCGTTTGATACCTTGACACAAGTTAAGTCAAACTTTATAAACTTGATACTTACTAGAAAGGGGGAACGTGTACATCAACCTGAATTTGGGTGTGGTATCCACGATTATCTCTTTGAACAACTAACCCCAGAGAATATTGAAGGGGCTAGATTATCAGTTGTAGATGCAGTTGAACGATGGATGCCATATTTGGAGTTAGTTGCGTTTGAATTAGGGGCAGATCCAGAAGATTTGGACAACAATAGACTACAATTATATGTTGGATATAGACTTAGAAAAAACCCAAATATCAGAGACTCTATCATTCTGGCGTTTTAGGAGATAAATAATGGCAGTAAACCAGTCAATTACAAAAAAATTCACTCCAAATTATAAAGACGTTAAGTACTTATCAAAGAATTTTGCCGAATATAGACAAAATTTGATTGAGTTTGCTAGAACATACTATCCAAATACGTACACGGATTTTAACGAAACATCTCCTGGTATGATGTTTATTGAAATGGCTGCATATGTCGGCGATGTACTGTCATTTTATATTGATAACCAATTTAAAGAAAATTTACTACTGTTTGCAAAAGAAAGAAGAAATATAATATCAATTTCTCAAGCATTTGGTTACAAACCCAGACTCACTTCTCCAGCAACTGTTGACGCTAAAATTTATCAAATGGTGCCTGCGTTGGGAGCAAGTTTTAACTATGAACCAGACAAAAGATTCTTTCTAAAAGTAACGACCAACTCTAAGTTTTCATCGGACACAACTCCTCCAAAGACGTTTACTTCTATAGACGATGTGGATTTCTCTGATCCAGCAGGAAGAGAATTAAGAATTCTGTCTCGTGATGCCAATAATGCACCAACAATGTATGTTGCTTCTAAAAAGATAAAATTAGTTGCTGCTAACACAAAAACAATAACATTTGGATTTGGTGCTCCACAAAAGTTTACAAAAGTAGAAATCCCTGACAGTGATTTTATTTCAATAGTAGATGTTGAAGATTCTGATGGTAACAGATGGTACGAAGTAGATTATCTAGGACAAGATTTAGTTATAGAAGAACGTAATGTAGTAACACGAAATTCTGATGGATTCTTTTCAGAAGAGGCTCTTGTAACTGGATCTTTATCACCATCAAAACTTGCTATATTTAGAAAAAAACCGAGACGATTTGTTACACGATTGAATGAAGATCTTAAAGCTGAAATCTGGTTTGGTTCTGGAGTTGGAGATGTGGATGAATCAATCGTCACATTAAATTCGACACAAATAGCAAATTCTAAATATGACCAACGAGTTGCAAATAAAGCAATAGATCCAACGGATTTCATAAATTCTGATACATTTGGTTTAGCTCCATCAAACACAACGCTCACCGTTACGTATCTTGTTGGCGGTGGTGTTGAATCAAATGTTCCATCCAACACAATAACAAAAGTTGATTTGATAAATGTCGCCAACAGACCAACCGACTACGCACCAGCAGAACAGAATTTATATGCACAAGTCTTATCAAGTATAACAATATTAAATGAAGAACCTGCTCGTGGCGGCGGTGGCATACAGACAATTGAAGAAATACGTCAGAACGCACTGGCATTCTTTAACGCTCAAAATCGTGTGGTTACCGATAAAGATTATATTGTACGTTCGTTGGCAATGCCGGCACAATTTGGACAAGTTGCAAAGGTATTTGTTGTCCGAGACGAACAGATTAATTCAATAGGACTGCAAGGAACCGGGTCGTTGGTTTTGAACAATGATGCAAATCCATTCAACGATAGATCATATGTAATTGATCCCGTGGCACCAAATTCTATAAATTTATATGTACTAGGATATGATGATCAAAAACGGTTAAGTCCGTTGAACATGTCAGTGAAGAAAAATTTAGCAAAATACTTAGAACAATTTAGAATATTAACCGACGATGTTAATATTTTGGATGCATTTGTTGTTAACGTCGGCGTAGAGTTTCATGTAGTTGTATATAGAAACTATAACATGAACGATGTCGTTGCTCGTTGTATTGATGCAATAAAAGATTTTTTTGATATTGACAAATGGCAAATTAACCAACCAATCATTTTGAATGATCTACGACTGACCATAGGTTCGGTGGAAGGCGTACAAACTGTTACGCATGTCACAATAACAAATAAGTATAGATTTAAAGATGGTCGTGACTATTATGAATATAGATATCCAATTGATGAAGCAACTGCTGACGATATAATTTATCCTTCGCTTGATCCATGTATATTTGAAATTAGATATCCTGAAACTGATATCGTTGGATTTGCTCGTCAATAAATGAGATGATACTATGAGAACTTTTATAAAACCCACGCAAGACGCAACTCTATACGAACGATACCCTAGTCTTAATTCTGGACTTGATGAAATTATTGAAATAGGTAAGGTTATAAAGACAGGTGATGGTTCAGCTATGTACGCAACGGCATCTACCAGAATCGTACTAGATTTCGACATCCCGTCCAGTCAACAATATCATCCAAGTGCTTCTTACTATCTAAATTTACGTATAGCAAACGCAAATAACGTAAACAGGTATCAGAAGTTAGAAGTATATCCAGTATCACGGAGTTGGACAGAGGGAAGTGGATATAGTTATCAAGATGTTATAAATAATCAAGATGGTGTTTCTTGGGAGTCCGCAAGTAATGCCACTCCTTGGGTAGAATTGGGAGGTGACATCGTAACATCCATATCGGCTTCATATACATTTACAAAAGTTCCGCTTGACGATGTAAAGATAGATGTTACTAGTTTAATAAGACCTGTGGTAAATAATACAAATTGGTATGAATGGAATGGACTCCTAATAAAATTACCAGATCTTGATGAAATTGATGCTAATAACGTTGGAAATGTAAAATTTTTTTCTGTAAATACTTCAACAATATTTAGTCCAACACTTGAAATTGTATGGAACAACCAAACGTTTGTAACGGGTTCATTGAAAAGAATTACAAACGGTAATGTTTCAATCATCCCAAAAAATTTAAAAGAATCGTATACCACGGGCGAAATTGATAAAGTATATTTGGTAGTAAGAGATCCATTTCCCGACAAACGATTTGACGCAGTTCAACGTTATAGAACAGTGTATTATCTACCATCGGAATCATATTTTAGAATACGAGATGCAGTTTCAAATGTGACCATACACGACTTTGATCAATACTCTAGTATAAATTGTGATTCATCTGGTTCATATTTTATTTTAGATACTACGGGATTGGAAATTAATCGCTACTACTCCTTAGATTTAAAAGTTAAGTCAGACAGTCTGGTATTTTATCCAGAATTTAATTATACGTTCAAGGTAGATACTGATGTCTAATATATTAAATTCATACATTTCAAAATTTTTAGTAAATCTAAAAAAGGAAAACGATGATGTTGTTAAGGTAACAACAAAATATTTTTCTCCTCAAGGAGATGTGTATGAATTAGATAAACGAACTATTTCTCCCAATTTAATTCAAACTACACAATCTCTTCAAGAGTTAAATCCCGAAATTTCTGATGTATATCCATTCAAAACAGTAACGCCATTGGACTACGACGGATCTACGTTGGTATTCGTACCCGCTACGGACACGATACCAACTGCATCACAGGGATACTACGCACCTATTTATTTTGAGAGATATAATTCAGAAATTATTGCAAACATAGATACTCAATTTCTTGAGTTAGAACCCGCTACGTTAAGTGCTACAGAAATAACGACCGTGAATTTTAGTTAATATATGCCAAATCAAAATAATTTTAGAAGTAACGTAACAACAACTGAAGACATACGATATACCGCATCTAGAATAGTACAAATTCCAGAAGAATCAATTTTTTTGGAAGAAATTGCTTCTAGTTTTGGATACGACGGTGAGGATAACGTAGAAATACATTTCTATACAATTCCCGGTAATCAAATAATATTGAGTACCGTGGTAAAAATAAACGAGGATATTCTAAAAGCTCACATAGTCAGTTATTCTGATGACACTTACAAAAATTATTTACGGGTAGACCTAACTAAGTTATTCGTAGATAAAAATCTAGTATTGATTCCTGGTCAGTACAAAATGGTGATGAATTTCTTCTCAGACGAAATTGGTGGCTATACAGATCGTCGTTTGACTATTGAAACCATATCTCCTTCACGAACAGAAGTGGAACTAGTGTTTAATAACACGGTTGATGACATAGTTAGGAATGAAAATGAGTATTTTTTGAAAGAATTTGTAGATCCTTCGGTTACCAAGACTGATGCGGTTGGTGTGGCGGAGAAAATATTTTTTTCTGGCGTAGCGTTAGACAACGCAGACGAAGGAATGACGGCAAATGTAGTCGTTGGTAATATAGAAGTAAATGATATTCAAGTAACCGATGATACGATTGGTCGGGTGGACAGATTGAACCTACGTAATGTTTTTGATGCACAACTTGATGATTTCTTACAAGATTTGTTCAAATTTATACGTGAAGAAATAGTTATTAATGGTGACGATAGAATTCAACAACAGCAATATCAAGATATTATACGAAAGGTTGTTGAAGAAAAAATCGTTAACATGCGGCAAACGATGGATTCCCGTATAAAGATAAGTTAAATTATAATGGATTTTAATATATGACATCTCCTTTTAGGTTTGGTGACGAATTTGGTGACGAATTTACGCAGTTCATACCGGATGATGGTAATTCTGGTGTAGATTCGGGCAACACTGGTCAAGCAGGCGGCGGAACAATTACAAATACTGGCGGTAATACCACGACAGGTGGTGGTATAACCACTACCACTGATGGCGGCGGTAATAATAACTGTGGTAACCAAGACGACTTTTTGGGATGTGTTGATAATAACGGAACTGCCAGATATTCAACGGGAACTGCTAATAATTTTGGAGAATGTGGTACTTACCAAGCCTACGATTTACAATGTTTAACAACACCGCCACCGTCCACACCAACAAGCAATTGTCCAGAATATGGATCATTTTTACAATGTAGTAGTGTTAATGGATTGGGGATATACGCAGGTGGAGATGCGGGACCTGGAAAACCCTGCTACACGTTTACTGCTCCTGCAGATGAATGTAAAACACAAATAGAGTGTCCTCCTGTTGGAGAATTCATCCGTTGCACGGGTCAGCAAACGTCAATTGGAGGAATTGCAGAGTTTTCTAACGGTATACAAAATGGACAGTGCTCAAGTTTCACTAGAGTTGATGAGCAATGTGGACCAACGGATCCGCCCCCGCCGCCATCATCCCCTCCACCCCCACCACCGTCAGCAGAAGCATGTCCGCCATATCAAGAATTTTTGGGGTGTAATGGATCTACGGGTACTTTTGCATTTGGTTCAAGAAATCAATTTGGTGAATGTGAAACGTATTCCATACCATATGCAGTTCAGTGCTACAATCCACCTGTATCGCCTGAGGCATGTCCTCCAGCGGGACAGTTTATACAATGTAATGGTACCACTGGAGTTTATCACGCAGGAAGTAGAGACGCCACCGGACAATGTGGTACGTATACGACACCATATGATATAATTGGCGGTTGTGCAGGGGGAGATCCACCAAGCTGTCCAGCAGAAGGTACATTTAAACGGTGCGTAGGTACTACCGGTTATTATGAATCTGGTGTAAGCAATGCACAAGGTCAATGTACAGAATACTCACAAGCATATGATGCACAGTGCTATGATCCGCCTCCACCTGATCCAAGTCCATCACGAACACCTGCGCCAAGTAGTCCTGCATGTAGTCCATACGGAACATTTATAACATGTACTGCAAATGGAACGGGTATCTATTCAGAAGGTGTTAAAGATGCATCTGGGGAATGTAAAACATACCAAGTGTCATTTGACGCTCAATGTACAACGTGTCCACAGAACGGTACATTTATACAGTGTGAACAAAGTACGGGTATATACTATACTGGCGTAAAAAATTCGGACGGAACGTGTGCAACAAGACCAAATCCAAACGACAGTAATTGCGTTGTACAATGTCCACCAGCAAATGAATTTATTCAATGTGTTGGCAGTGATGCTGTGTATCATACCGGGACATATAATTATAATTTACAACGTTGTGATACAAGAACAGTACCAAACGATTCACAGTGTTATAATCCACCGTCGCCATCAAGCACTCCTGCACCAACACCACCACCATCACCACCACCACAGGAAGATTACTGTCCTCCGTATGGAACATTTGATGGGTGCGCAGGTGACATTGGAATTTATTACCAAGGAACACGTGTTGGTGGTATATGTGAAAAATATCAAATATTTAATGATGAACGGTGCTATCAACCACCGCCGTCGCCTTCAAACACACCGGTTCCAATATTCCCAACCCCGTCAAACACACCGGTTCCGATACCCCCAACCCCGTCAAACACACCGGCGCCACCGCCATCAAATACTCCTCGACCAACCCCATCTAATACACCATTCCCAACTCCTTCGCCATCGCCTGTCCGATGGAGAGATTGCGTTGATGGAATTTTAAAGGACGGAAATGCTCCTGCGGCATATAGAGAAGTTAATTATTCTGGTGCAGGCGGGGGAATGTGTTGGGAACCAACGGGAAATGTTGGATTTTCTCCAAGTTTAAGTGAAGTATTGATGTTCACGTATCAACGAGGATCCAGTGAATTACCACAAGCAAAGAAAATAACGGCAACCAATCCTTCATACGGAAGATCATATTCTGTAACGATAACAACTAATTCTGACATAATTATTACGCCAAGTGCATTTACTATAGCACCACGAAAAAGTGTAGAATTTTCTGTAAAAGTTACTCCGCAATTATTAGAACAATTAGGTGATGGTAGTTCTACGTTACAAATGTCATTTGATATCATGGAATTGTAATTATGGGAATCATAAATTACACAAAAGGAAATGTTCCTTACTTAATTAGTTATGAGCCATATACGTTAGACAGTACAAACGTGGCATGTGATCTTATCACTGATATGATATCATTTGATTTGCGCACACGACCAGTCCCAACTACTGTAAATTATTTTGTTGGGGCCAGATCTTCATATGTTACGACATTGGCAATAAAAAATATTACGTTAAACGCAAAGTTGAATGTAATTGTTGAATTTGACAACCAAATTTTTATTTTGGATAAAGAACAATCTACAAACAAACTCACTGTAGATCTTTCGCCAGGACAGACAAAAGAATATGGGATAGAACTAAACAAATCTAGATTAGATTCACGAGTTGATCCTGTTGGATTTTTAAATAATATAACATTGACGATAAAAAATTATGCAAATGGTTCCATGATAATAAAATCAGTTACCACAAATCTTCTGGCAGAAAAGTTTTTACCAGACACAATAAACGTAGAATAAAATGTATAAATTTTCAGTTCCAGTCATTGTACAAATTATACCCAAAAGAGAACCTGCCAGATTAACTTCAACTGTGCGGGTAAATATCTTTCCTGCTGCAACAACTGAGCAAACTGTTAAAATAAATTATCCATTCAATATAACTCCAAAGCCTGTTGAGATAATTTTATCTGAACCGATAATAGCAACAGCATATCAATATTTACAAAATATATTTAATACTTACGTAGATGAAGATAGAACGTTAAAAACGTTATTAAACTACGGTGAGGACAGACAATCCGTTATATTAGCAAAACGATATGGTAATATGGATATTAATGGGTTGGGTAGAATCCAATTAAAACTTCTACAACCAGTACCCGACGACATTAGTACAACCTCTACGGTATTCTTGAGTAGAGAAGTAGCAAAAACACTAATTGACACCGTAAGAATTAGATTTGCGCCTCAACTGGATAAAACCCCGTACCTCAGACCAAAAAATACTAAAGTAGACACAGGACTATCTACGGGTAAGTATTTACCAAATGTCACGTTACAAAGATTGCAATTGAGTTCTGGTTCAACTGGTTTGGTGGACGAGTTTAAAAATAAAACGTTTGAAGATGAAATTTTTAGAAAGTGGTATTCATACGATTTCAATTCCACTGAACTCAATTTAGATTTTTCTGATTACGACAACTTCGTGTTTTATGGCTCTGCTACCATGAGACTGGAAGCATTTAAAGAAAAAATATCAAGAATAAATCGCATAGAACAAAATAGAATTCAATTTTTGTCCTCATCAACCTACACAGTAACTACGAGTTCTGCGGGAGCAGTATTTGTACAGGAAAAAAGTGCGCAGTATGCAAAAGAAAAAGAAGAGGTAATTAGAGGATTTGACCGATACGAACAATATTTGTATTTTACACCATCTGGTTCGGACAGTCCTTACTCGGCGTCGGCATATTACGCTGATACTGGAACCGAGTATAATTCTATTGGATACTGGCCTAAAAATGAATCGGGGAGTTTATACTTAATAACCAACCCTATTACAGAAGAATGGTTTACTACGCAACTTGAAATAGCACAACGGTTTGATGAGTTTAATGAAAATAACCTAGTAAATACCGTCCCAACTCACGTAAGAGAAGACGATAACAACGCAGCGTATATTACGTTTGTGTCAATGATTGGGCATTTCTTTGATAACATCAGACCATACATTGATCAATTTACTCAAATTTATAGTAGAAATTTAAATCCAAATGAACAACTTTCAAAGGATTTAATCAATGAAATTGCCGAATCAATCGGGTTTAGATTACCAACACTAAATTCAATCTATAATTTAACAGATAATATATTGGGTACGGTGGATGTCGAACCAAGACGGGATCTGACCGCAGAAATTTATAAACGTTTGTTACATAACGTACCATTTTATGCAAAAGCTAAGGGTACTAAAACTGCATTAGACGCATTCATTAGAACGTTTGGAATCACACCACAACTGATTTCTGTACGAGAAACGGGAACTCCTACTAAAAATTCCTATTATACATTTGATGAATATTCCACTGGATTGGATTTTGATGAAACAAAAAATTCATATGTGAGATTGCCAATATCAACATCGTTGCGTAACCCCACTACGTTACAATTTAACATGTCTGCGGCAAAAAATAAGACAATGACAGTGTTAACTGGAGACGATAAGTGGGCATTGAACGTTGTTGTACATCCATCATCATCTGATTTGGGAAGATTTGAAATTACCTCTGGTAGTAGTAATACACGAATATTGTCTAGTAGTTATTATGAAATTTACAACGATGAATTAATAAACGTTGCAATTCAAAATTATACTACGGGTACGTCTTCTCTATATGTTACGCAGACAGAAGGTGAAGATATTATATTTACAGATGCCGCAACGGAAACTACATATTTTAACGATATGTGGAAGGACACGCAATATGTCTATGTCGGTGGAGCAGGTCCACGAGTGGTGTCTGGTTATGAAGGCACGGTGGACGATTTACGTTTGTGGAAAACAATTCTTTCCGAAGAAACGTTATTGAATTCCGCATTTGATCCTGGTTCAAATGCAGGTGACACATACGATGCCGCCTCAGACGAGTTGTTGGTAGTCTTAAACTTTAACAAAATAAATACTGGTTCCGTAGAAGCGTCTTCTTCTATAACAAACCAAAGTCCATACAAAAATATATCGGTATCTCCGTCTCTTGAGGAACTGTTCATATTTAATGTGAGCGGATCTGATTTTAACAGATATACAAAGGCAATTCGCCAAGAAATGGCAATCGTTGGATCCACTGGGAAAGTTTCAAATAAAATTAAAATTGCTGCCGAACCAACGTTTATTAAACAATCGACGGGTGATAAACGACTATACAGAACGCAAAGTATCGTATCCCCAGAAACTAAGAGATTGCAACGTGGTAGAAACAAAGTCATCGTTGGTGTATCTCCAACAGAAATCATCAATCAAAATATAATACGTAATTTTGGTTATGAAAATATAAATGCAATTCTTGGATCACCAACTACTCTATATACTACATTTGAAAAATCACTGGCAACACTAAAGAAACATTACCAGCAGTATTATTATGTTGATGTGAACACCAATAGATTTGTCCGAATTATGTCGGAACTGTCTTCAGTATTGGATCAAGTGGTTGATTATTTTATTCCGTCAAAAGCTACTTTGTTGAAGGGCATTTTGATAGAACCAAATATCTTGGAACAAGTAAAAATTCCGCCGGTTAAAAACATACGATTCTACGGAAAAGACACCAGAAAGACATTAAATGCTCCTGGATCACTAACCAGCAGTAATTCCGATTATGGGGCAACCTTTAATGTTACAAAAACTATTGATGTCAAACCAACCATACCAATTGCAGAGTATCCGACGTATAAACAAATTAATAGAACTTATCTATCAAGTTCGTTTATTGCAAAAACTTCTACATACAACACTAAATTAGAATCAGTTCCAACGTTGAGTGGAAGTGAACATAAACTATTGGCCACTATAATCCCGGAAGTCATCGTCGGGGCGCAGATAGATCAATACGAGGTAGTCTCTCAGTATAAGGCATACTTAACCCAGAGTATATATCCCACACCCACGGGAAACTATTCATACTATACGTCATCTCTAAACTTACAAGAACAAACGCCACCTCCATTAAACGCAGTAGTGGAATCAATTAATTCGGAACTTTTGAATCAAATTTCCACAAATGCAACGTATATGACGTATACTGCAAGTATGAGTATGCGCAACGAGATACTCACGGCGTCATATAACTTATATAATATACAACATGAAACTACAAATTATACTGGATCACGAAAAACACAACGTATCAACGTTGGTTTGGATAACTTAAATAAAATACCTTATAACGATACTTCATATGGATCTCATGGCGCAGAACCATACAATAGATTATACAGTAGAAAACTATTCGGTACGGAAATAAACGCACCCAGAATTGGTGGAGAAACTAGTATTTACACTCCGGCACTGTATGACATACCGCCATCGGCAGATTTCAGAGAGTTTGGGGTTTATACATATTTCAATAATGAAAATGGTATATATTACTTTCCAGAAGTAATTAAATCACCTGCATATTCACGGCCACTAACTCAACAGTGGAATTTTACGGAACAGGCATTTGACAGTATAACAACATGGTCATACGGAAGTTCCTATAATATTTATGATGTGGTATATCAGAATGTCACTCGTGATGATTTGACTACTTTAGGAAGCATTTCCTTCAAAGATGTAAACGCTGGTAACAATAGATACTATGTATTTAAGAACAGACCGGCCTATAGACCAACGGAGGACGGAACAGCATTTTATTCTGGAAGTGTCCCAGCCTATCTTCCACCATCATTAGATAGAAATAATTGGGAATTGTTAAGATTTACTCCTGTACAAAAACGTGTACCAAAACGTGTGGTGTTTGATACGTTTACCGTAACAACGCCAGAATTGAATAATTTTAAAACTACGACAATTTCAATAAATAGAATTATTGACCTTGTAGATCGGTATGTAGATCCTGTGGTAATACCACCAATATCACCGAATTCTTATGTAACAGGTGAAATATCACTTCAAAACATGGCAGCTTTATTTGCTGTCCAAGCTAACACCAGTGACGTTAGAATAAGATTGTACAGAACTATTGGTGCCAGAGATGCCGATATTAATCGTAGTATTGAAGTTAGACCGGAAGATTCACACGGTGTGCTGTTGGATATGTCCGTTATTAATAGTAATATTTTACAAATAACAAATCCAATACCTACACTAGTTGCAGGAGGATCACCACCAGCAGGTAAAATATATTATACAATAAATAATAATACCTCTCTTTCTAAGTTGGGAATAACTTTACATTTATTCTACTTTGCACTTCAAATTGAACCAAGGGTACCAAGAGGATACCTCAGAAAGCATTACAGATTTTTCAGAGACAATTCTACGGGTACCAAACGTAGAAACTATCTGGGTTGTAAAAATACGCAGGATACTACGATTGACGGTCTACCTGCAATCCAAGTATTCCTCAGTGAAGGAACAGATATTGTTATTTCCCCAACCACTACAAACCAAGAAATTATTACGGGTGGCGGCGGACAGTTGAACGTAACGTAATAAATCAGTACAAACTATATATTTATATCAGACCTCTTATATGTGGAGTTAAAAATTATGGGATATTTAAACAAAGCAACGGTGACCGTTGACGCTATTCTGACAAAGAAAGGCAGAGAATTATTGGCTCGCGGCCGCTCTGCTTTTAATATCACTCAGTTTGCGGTAGCTGACGATGAAGTTGATTACGGTCTGTACGATGTGGCACATCCATTGGGAACGGAATTTTATGGATCGGCTATTGAAAACATGCCAATTGTTGAAGCAGTACCAGACGAAACACAAAATTTACGGTATAAGTTAGTTACTCTCTCACGAGGAACAAACCTCATCCCGACAATTCAAACGGGTATTTCTTCAGTTCAATTAACATACAGTAACACGCAAAATCCAGTAACCACAATTACTCCAACGACAAGTCAAGGATTTAATGCACTTCCGTTTGGATATACGGCAATTCTATATGATCGTGAAGCAGCAGTCCTAACAAGTAATGGACTTCCTGGGTCACCAACCGTTCCCGTGTTTATCGGAGATTCAGTTTCGCAAAATGCAATTGTTGTATCTGGAACGGTATTTACGATTTCTCCAAAAGATGTGACCACCGCCACAGAAACACAACTTGTACTTATTGGAAATCAAACGGGTGCAACCATAACGATTCCAGTAACAATCAATCCAGCCACAGTCATTTAACAATAGGACGTATATCATATGAGTATTTATTCTAGATTTAGTGTGGATGATATAGTAGAAGCAAATCCAACAATAGTAACAACTGGATTGTGGTCTAATGACAGTGGATCATTGGAATCTACTCTACATCTTAACCAAGCAGAAGGTCAACAGGTCGGTGTTAGCGGTGAATATTATTTAGACGTATACGACTCTGACCCAGAAGCCACAGAACTTGCAGAAGTACAATTTGCTGTAGCATATGGACACATTGACGGCGGTGGCGCTCCATCGTTAAATGAAAATGAACTAGCAACGTTGCCTACCAAGGCAATATACAGTCAATACAGAAACTTGTTACTAGATCCATCAGATACAAAGTTTTCGTTTGAAGGCGTTGATTCTGATCACATCTATGTAATTAATTTCCAACGTGCACGAATTCGTGAACAACTGGACCCAGGTAACTGGGAACTTCCATTCTCTGGTGCAAGAGGATTAGTTACACTTATTGACGATAGTGGTCAAACTCTCGGTGCATTGACTGCAAATAGTAAAGCCGGACGAGTATTTTCAGTAATTTCTGGTTCAATATCAACTACCTCCGGATCAATTTCTTCCTCATCAAATCCGAGAACGTTTAACGGACATGGATATGGGTTGGTGTATCCTGACTTGGGTGTTATCGTATTAAATCCAAATGCATTAGTACCGGCGTTGGGATTCTTCATATCAAGTAGTATAACTGCATCAATAATTGCGGGTGGAGCGGCTAGCAGTTCGGTGGGATCCGCACTATACGATAACGTGGATGATCTAGATACGGAAAATATATCCTATGCGCCAGTTACACATTCATTGACAGAAGATGGTTGGTCAAATGCAAAATCTGCATACAATCATAATGCAATATATGTAGCAATTAATAAAGCAACTTCCAGTGATGTTTATGATAAAGGATTCAGAGCACGTTCGGCCGAAACAATTTCTTCAACTCACTATTTCGTACGGTTGAGAAACAAAGAATTTAACTATTCAAATAACCCAACGTTCTATAATCCAGATAACGGATCATTGTCACGCCCAGAATTTAGAAATGATCCAAAAGTATATATTACTACGGTTGGATTGTTTAATGACCAAAATGAATTACTCGCGGTTGCTAAATTGAGTAAGCCAGTACGTAAGAGTTTTGACGAAGAAGTTTTGCTCCGAGTTCGTCTTGACTTTTAGTAAATAATAGTTAAATAATAGTTTGAATTAGAACGACCCCCTGTTAAATGGGGGTCGTTTTATTCACTCATCAATATTTATTAATAGTCACTATAGAGGATATTTGATACATGCAAACTTTCGGTAAAGTAGACAGCGGAGATTATACAATAAATACCATGTACGTGTCTGCTCCAATGTCATGGGAATTGCAATCGGGTTCTAACGGACTACAGATAACATCTCCAGACGATTTGGAAGGGGCAATTACGTTACAACTTGCCACCAATGACACAGAAGATTTTTTCCAATACGACAACGAACCCAAAATAAACAAGGAAACTGGCGTATACGAGTATTTGTTATATAGATCAATAAAACACTTGTTCTATAACAACGGATATTTTTACAGTGGCTCTACCATAGCTACATCCAGTATAACTCCTTTATCGGATTCATTTTATGTATTAAGTATTGGTCAAAATTTTTATGGTGATAGAATTGGTCCTGGTTCGTTTGAGCTTTCCACCGACATCGTTGGTAAATATATTTATGACGACGACTACGGCAATTTGTATGTAAGTGAATCGGGTCAAATTAATTATATTGGTAATGTGTTTTACAACAATGGAATTGCGGTAATTAAGCACGACACTGGCTCGGTAGTTACTTCTATTAGTAGTGCGGGACTAAAGATTGTAGAGGATACGGTGTTGTATTTGGATTATACAAGTGAGGTTAAGTTTGAACGACACGAAGCAAATGTTATTATTCAACCAAACGAGTTCAATTTTTCGCCGTTCAATCCATCAATATTCTCTACATTTGAATCCACGGGCAGCGTTACACAGTCGTTACTTGATCAAAACCTCAAACCAGCAAGTGGGAGTGCTTGGAACTTATATAATTTGATGGGAGCGGACGTTATTAAACCATACATAACAACTATTGGGTTATATAACGATAAATATGAGTTACTTGCAGTAGCCAAAACAAGTGAACCAATACAACGCACTTTCGACGTTAACCAGATATTTATAGTTAGATTTGATGTCTAACCTTGGAGAAACATATGACATTAGAAGAAAGATATAACGCAGCCGGAGCCGACACATATGTGGGTAAGGTTCGTTCTAAGCAAGCAGCCGATGCCGGGGCAATTGATGGCTCAAATTTTATGAACGGTGAAGGATTTGTTGGAACACCACCAGCACCAGACCAAGTACAGACGGAATTCAAACGAAATGCGGCCGGTGATTTTAGATACGGTGGTGGTAGTAAAATACCTGCAGCCACTAACAATAAATCATATCCATTAAGTCGTTGGTTGGCAAAGGGCGTGGATAAAGCAGACTCATATTTAGTAGACAAGTTTAAACAACTTAATGATGTACGTAACGGAAATAAGGCAATTCATCAATATGACTGGAGAACAGCAGGTAATTCATTTGCTGGTAAGTCTGCAACTGCAAAAAGTAGAATAGACGGATCACCCGCAGGTCGTGCACCGGGTGGTATCAACGGATAATAACATTTACCAAAAGGTTATATGAAAACTCGGTCAGCAAAAAATAAAGGAAAGCGATTACAAAACGCTCTCCGTGATTTGATACTGGAACACTTTCCGCAATTAGAACCCGACGATGTAGTATCTACGTTAATGGGTGACTCGGGGACGGACATAAAATTAAGTCCCGCGGCGCGGAAAGTGTTTCCGTATTCTCCCGAATGTAAGAACCAAGAAAAATTGAATGTCTGGGCTTCACTAGAACAAGCAGAAAAAAATACAAAGGAAGGAACTTATCCAGTATTATTTTTTAAACGCAACAGAAGTAAAATGTATGTTGCAATGGACGTAGAACATTTTTTTAATCTTATAAGAAATACACCATCCGTTGACAAAGGTGAGGTATGATGTTAGATTGTAAGTATGATTATACTTACACTTCTTCAAGAAATATTAGGTAATTACACTCAACAAAAGGACGAGTATTTATTTGCTTGTCCTTTCTGTCATACGCACAAGAAGAAATTATCTGTTAATATAATCAGTAACAAGTGGAAATGTTGGATATGTGGGGCAAAGGGTGGTCACATTATTTGGTTGTTAAAAAAACTTAACGTATCTAAAGATCTATTAAAAAAGTTTAGAGACGAATTCGGGGACGCAGATCTTAATAAGTTTAAAACAACCACTGCTGAAGTGGTACTCAGACTTCCCCATGAATATAAACCACTATGGAAGGTAGAAAAAAGTTACCAGTATTATCATGCAATTAGTTATCTCAAACAACGAGGAATTACCGCAAATGACATCTTACGATATAGGATGGGGTTTTGTACAGAAGGTCCGTATGCTAATAGAATTATTCTTCCTTCATACGATAGAAACAATCACCTCAATTACTTCACCGCCAGGCTCTTTTACGAAGAAGGAATGAAGTATAAGAATCCACCCGTGTCCAAAAATATTATTTGTTTTGAGAACATGGTGGATTGGAGTGAACCTATAATTTTATGCGAGGGTATGTTTGATGCTATCACACTTCGTCGTAATGCTATACCGTTACTTGGTAAAACGTTACCAAACGAGTTGGAGAAAAAAATTCTACAAGAAAAGGTATCCAACATAATTATTTTTCTTGACGAAGATGCACGAAAGGAAGCATTGAAACTTGAACAACACTTGCGTCAATATGATATAGATGTCCGCGTTGTATTGACGAGTGGAAAAGACGCAAGTGAGATGGGGTTTGACACTGCGTGGAAAGAAATTGATACCGCACGCCAAACCAATTTTAAGGAACTAATTGAACAACGGTTATTGACTATATGAAAATAAATGTTCCCTTTACAAAGTTACAACATGTCGTACATCTAGCCGATATTCATATTCGGTTGTTTCGTCGTCATGACGAATATGAACAAGCATTTGAACGGTTATACTCTGATATACGTTCAAAGCAATTAGAAGATTTTGTTATCGTATTGGCGGGTGACATTGTTCATGCCAAGACGGACATGTCGCCAGAAATGGTGCAAGTCACTTCTCGTTTTCTAAAGAATATTTCTGACATTGCTCCAACCATTTTAATTGCGGGAAACCACGATTGTAATCTCGCTAATACCAATCGCATGGATGCATTGACTCCGATTGTTAACAATCTACAACATCCCAATCTCTATTATGTACGAGACAGTGCCGTGGTGTATATTGCTGATACCGCATTTGCGGTCTGTTCTATTTTTGACGAACAAGACAAATGGCCTACGCCCGACGAGATTGAGGATGTAGATACCAAGATTGCTCTCTATCATGGACCTGTGCATGGGTCTACGACGGATGCCAACTTTACGATTACCAATCGCCACGTACACGTTGATACGTTTACGGGTTACGATATTGTGATGTTGGGTGACATTCATAAGCATCAAGTACTGAAAGAAGCCGATCCTATTATCGTCTACGCATCTAGTCTCATCCAGCAAAATCACGGCGAAACACTGGAGAATCATGGCTGGTGTTTGTGGGACATTCCGCATCGTACATTTGATTTTGTTACTCTTGAAAACGAGTATGGGTATGTAACACTTGAAGTACATAATACACATATTACATACCCGTCAAATATGCCCAAGAACGTCCGTATGCGTTTGTTTACGGAAGATCTGGACAACACAGAAGTCAAGAAGATTATTACGACACTTCGGAATAATCATAATATTATTGAACTGTCGGTAAACAAAAATCGTTTTAATAAAAATACCCCACGGATCGCAAATACTAGTCACGATACATTAGATCTGACCCAAGTTAATGTTCAAAATAATCTCATCACACAGTGGTTGAATCGTAATTACGTTACGTTAGATCCAGAAGTTTTGACGGCAATTGAAACGATTAATAAAGATCTTAACAACAAGATTATTAATGAGGATCAGTCTCGTAACATTCATTGGCGTCCACTGAAGTTTACGTTTTCCAATATGTTTTCGTATGGAGAAAATAACGAGATAGACTTTACGGACATGAAAGGTGTATATGGAATTTTTGCCGCAAACGCATCGGGCAAGAGTTCTATTATGGACTCGTTAATGTTCTGCCTTTACGATAAGACCCCACGTGCGTTCAAGGGTGACCACATCATTAATAATCGGAAAGATAACTTTGTTTGTGAACTCACGTTTGAAATTAATAACGAAACATTTGGGATTAAACGCGTTGGTACTCGTAAAAAGAATGGTGATGTGAAGGTGGATGCGTCATTCTGGAAGATCTTGGATAACGGCGATATTCTTAATCTAAATGGCGAAGATCGTCGGGATACCAACGCAAATATTCGGAGTCATGTTGGAACTTATGAAGATTTTATTATGACTGCAATGAGTAGTCAGAATAGTAATGCGTTGTTTATTGACAAGTCCCACTCCGAACGGAAAGACCTACTCATTCAGTTTATGGGATTGAATATCTTTGATAAGTTGTTTGATGCAGCACACGACGAAGCAAAGGAAATTACGGGTATTCTCAAACGTTTCAAGAAATCGGATGTGACCGACCAGATTGCAGAAACCCACACGAAGCTACAGTCGGTGGAACAAAGTATTCACAGTTATGACTTACAAAAGGATAACCATGAAGGCAACCTTGAAGATTTGGAAGAAGAATATCGTACATGCCAGTCCACCAAACGTCCGGTACCAGAAGTATCAGGCAGTTTAGAGGAGTTGGAAGTTACGTTCAAGAAAACGCAACAACTCTTGAAGAAAGCACAGGAAAACCATGACTACACCAAAGTCAATTACGAAAAGACCAAGGAAGAATATGCGCAGTTAACTAGCGACTTTGAAGCCTATGATATGGGGAAGTTGCAGGAATCTGTTGCTAACTACAATAAATTTAACGACCTATTAGTTAAGGGGAATGCCGCGCTTCGGGTGGTAAATACCAAGATTGAAGAAAAGGTGAAGTTTAAGAATAAGTTGTCGGGTTACAAGTATAATCCTGACTGCGATGTCTGTGTGACAAACAACAAGTCGGTGGTGGATGATTTGGCAACGGTCAACGTTGAACTGGATGAACTCAATGCGAAGCGACTCATCCAAGAGGACTCTATTACCAAGATTATTGAAGAGTTAGAACCATTGAAGTTAGAAAAAGAAGTGTATGATGAGGCAATTGAAGCACAATCGCTGATCCAGAAAACCCACCAGACCCAACAACGGTTGAAGGTGGAACTGGAATCTGCGTTTATGACAATGGAAAAGAATGAAAATAAACTTGGATGGATTCAACTAGATATTGATGCGTATAAGCTGAACGAGGAAAACATTCTCCACAATCAGAAAATAGAGACGGAGCTTCAAGACATTCAACTGCGTATCAACAATACCAAGAAGCAAATTCAAACCGTTGACAGAGAACTTCGCATTCTCCATGGCGATAGTTCGGTGTTGGCAGCAAAGAAGAAAGAATTAACGAATAAATTAAAGGAAGCCGAAGAACTGGAAACTACCTACGAAGCATACAATCATTATATGCTCGCAGTCGGTCGTGATGGAGTACCGTATGAGTTGATGAGTAAAGCTATTCCGAATATGGAAGCAGAAATCAATAGTATGTTATCACAAATCGTGGATTTTACGGTTTCTTTGGAAGTGGATGGAAAGAATATTAATGGTAAGTTAAACTATGATTTTGATAGAATCTGGCCTTTAGAAAACTCTTCTGGCATGGAACGGTTCGTCAGTAGTTTGGCAATCCGTGTGGCACTTTTGAACGCCAGTAACCTACCTAAATCTAATATGTTAATTATTGATGAAGGATTTGGTGTATTGGATGCGGAACACATGCATTCCATGCAAACCTTGTTTAATTTACTTAAAACCCATTTTGACTTTATACTTATAGTAAGTCACTTGGACACTGCCCGAGACATGGTGGATAATCTGATAGAAATCCGAAAGGAGGACGGTTACTCACAAATATCGGTATAATAGAGAGAATGGATGGCAAGAACTAGAAAATCTATACAGCCGTTAAATTTATACAAATATGACGTATTAATTGAAGACCAAGGTACACGTTCCGACTACTTTAAAATTAGCCAATTTGACGGCTATTTTTATGGTGGTCGTAACGCATTTCTGGTGGCGGGAGCTGGTTCGTTAAAGCCCAATTCTAAGATATTAGTAGAAATTTTAAACGTAGACGGAACAACGGTATACAGTGCACCAGTTACTCAATTCGTAGAAGGTAATTCTCGACTCATTCAAGTCGAAATATATAACGATACCCCCATCGGAGCTGGTAAAATTGTTATATTGGGATCCACCGATACATATTTGGACGGATCTCCAGTGCCTCCTGAATGGAAGGACAAATATAATGTTCGTTGGATAACTGACGTTATTATTTCCCCGTTGATAGAAAATAAGACGCCAATTCGTTTTGCGACAACTCCATCGGTGGTGGTAGAAGAAAAATTTTACCGAATACCAAGTTCTTCTATATTCACAGAAAAGGTACTGGTACCAATAAGTGTACAACTAACACCAAAATACTATAGTGTATTTCAAAACGGTTATCAACTTAAAATATCAGGATCACAAGACTCGCAATTTTTATCCGAATATCAAGATGGCATAATCACTGGATCTGTTGCAGTAAAAGACGGAGAAACTGCTTCTTTATCGTTACCTATAACACGAATATTTAACAGTACATTAGCAGAATCACAAGGTTCACTAATTTACACAAACACAAATAAGTTAATTACCGAGGGGTTTATAAGTGGCGGCGGTGGATTTTATACGTCTTCGCTTTCTCCACTTGGAACCGTAATACTTACAAGTAGTCTAAATTTACAATATAGTAAATTGGAAACATTCAACACGGGTTCTGCAGTTTCATATGCAAACCTACGTGTAGTTGATGCAAAAACATTATCTGGTGAAATTCACAAAGTACGTGTTTCGTATAAGAACGCAACAGACCCAGGTGAATACGTTACATTATCTGATGTTAACGTTGCCGTACAAGAACTACTGGCAGTTGATAGTGCAAGTAAAATAGTCGAGACGGGTAAGTTTAATACGATCTTGGCAAATGATTATTGGTATACTGCTACCATGTCGTTGCAAAAAAATGAAAATACGCCAACAATACCTCTGTACTACAAATCATCGTCATTAATTTCTAACAGTATTCCTTTAACACAAAGTAATGCAGATTTATTAGATTCTATTAATGTAACACCAACAATTGTAAATAATGCTTATATCAACGATGTATCTTACTTCATAGGAACAAGAACAGGAAATTCTGTACAAGTCTTTCCTCGCAGTGAATATACACTTGCATTTGATGCAGTGGTTTCCAAAAAGTCGGGATCGGTTGAACTAAATCAAGCAGATTACTCGTTGGAAGTATATTTGGTTGCACACGAAAATTCTACCACAAAATTATTAGAGACTAATTTACGTGGACAATTGCTCGGAACATTAACTCCATCAAGTACATTTACTAAACAAAATTTTGAAGGTACAGAGTTTAATTTCACTCCAAAGATTATTGATTCTGGAGATTTTGGATTACGATTTATTGCTTATGGCGGTAACTGGAATATTGCAAACATATCACTAAAACCGGCAGAAGAACCGTTCTTCAGTCCAGATGAAATTGATATTTTGGTTCCAAATGTAAATTACACAGACAAAATTCTTTCGTTTAAACTGCAATATTTGGACGTAAATAATAATTCTGTTGCCACTTCAACACTTTCCATACCAACATATTTTACGGGGTCTGAAGAGTTAGTAATTACCACTGTAACAAATAGCGTTACATCGTCCTATGCAGAAACGGCATCATTTGTCACACATCAAAATCCCGGCGACAATCGTGTCATTACATCGTTGGGATCGGGTAGTTTAACTGGAGAATCTAATTTACGGTTTGATGGATCTACGTTAAGTGTTACCGGATCAATGGTGGTGTCGGGTTCTTCTACATTACGAAACATTGGACCTGCACAATTTACGGGATCGGTAAATATTTCCGGTAGTGCAACGGTCACGGGCAATCTAACGGTTTCGGGATTGTTATCGGCAAATTCACAGTCCATAACATATGTAAGTTCTTCTCAGTTAAATGTGGGAACAAATATCATCACGGTCAATGTACAGAATCCCATCCCACGATTCGGCGGAATAGCAGTTATTGATTCGGGTTCTTCGCCACAACGTAGTGGATCGTTACTATTTGATTCACAAAATGATCAATGGATCTTTGTCCACCAGAATCAAACCAATCCAACATCCTCTGTATTATTGATGGGTCCACAAACATACAATAATATTGGGAATGAAACTGCTCTAACTAACAATTATCTGTTGAAATCGGTGAACGCAGAACATGTGGGTGACTCGCAGGTTTATGATAATGGGACAAATGTGGGGATTGGTACTGCAAGTCCAACCGAAAAGCTAGAAGTCAGTGGAAGTTTGAAAGGAATTGGAGTAGAAACTAGTTTATACAATTTTAAAAATATTTACGGACGTTTAAGTGATTCATTATTACACGTTGCCGGTGGAAGTGGTCTTAATGGACTACTTTACTTAAATTACAATGGCGGAACCGTATCAATTGGACAATCAACTGCTGCGGTGTTTAGTGTCAACGCAGGAAACGGATTGTATGTAACGACAGGTAATAACGTTGGAATCGGTACTACAAGTCCATCTGGTCCATTACAAGTCGGTCCATCCAGCGGAACGCCAATGGGATGGGTATATTTTAATAATAATGTTGGGCCATCAAACTCAACTCCTGCGGCAATAACTAGTTTAGCAATGGGATGGAATCCATCCAATGGTGGTGGAGAAGCAATTATTGCTTACGGATCAGGGTCAAGCGGTGGTGCGGGAGGTGGTTCTGCTCGGAGATTATCACTTGCAGAATGGAATGGCACTACACTAACTGAAGTATTAACTCTACAAAATGCTAAAGTTGGTATTGGTACCACGAGTCCCGCAAATAAATTACAAATTGGATCGGTTGGTTCGTCCGGCTATGGCGGAAATGATTTAGCAATTGGTAATGGTACACAAGTGATGGCATTTTATCAATATTCCGGTGGTCCGTCTGCATGGTTTACAAACACAAATTTTTCATTAATGCCATCGGGGGTAGGAAGTACTGGAAACGTTGGTATTGGTACCACGAGTCCGACACAAAAATTAGATGTTAACGGTAGTATTGCCTCGCGTGGTGTAGAAATCATAACATCAGACGGTACTGCAAATTATTTAAAAACCGGAGCAGCTCTATATCTTCAATACGGATCAACCAATCTTGGTATATTAACTGCTGATGGTAAACTTGGTATCGGCACCTTATCACCAACCTCATTACTACACTTATCATCATCTACTGCTCAAATAACAATAGACAGTTCTAATGATGCAGCCTCGTGGACAAGTGGAATAATACTAAAAACGAAGTTTTATAGAGGATCTGGCATACGATACGATAGTAAAGACGGTAACGAAAAGTGGTATGCGGGTGTTCCGTATGCAAGTAGTTATCTGGGTTATCAAATTGGATATGATGGATCTTCCGCAGGTACTCCTGAATATTTAGCAAGTGCGTCATTATACATTAATAGTTCACGAAATGTCGGTATTGGTACCACGAGTCCTGGATCAAAACTACAAGTTGCTGGTGATATTCGGTTTGGTACGAACGGAACATACACAGATCTTCGTATGTACACAGACACTGCATTAAGTGGATATAATCAAACAAATATTATCACACCTACAACGATACCTGGTGGTGGAACAGCACTAACGGCATTATATTTGAAAAATGCAGTCAGTGTAGGAACCAACAGAATGGATTTAATTGTGGATGGTAACGTCGGCATTGGTACGACAAGTCCAACGGCTAAACTTGTCGTTAATGGAAGTAATAACGGAGGTCTTTCTTTAGCAGTTAATGGATCTGACACGGAAGGAACGGTTGCCAAGTTTGCAAGGGGTGGAAGTGAAAAGAATTTTTATGTTAATAATACGAATAACCAATATGTTAATTTAAGTACGGAAGGTGATTTTAGATTTAAAGTAGGAGTTACTACAGATCAACCGTATTCAACCGGCGTTTCAGCTATGGTTATTAGTAGTAGTGGTAATGTCGGTATCGGTACCACAAGTCCCGCAACTCCATTGGATGTTAGTGGCGGTACCGCTGGAACTGGTGGTTGGAACAGAACGGCAACATTAACTGCGACATATCCTATATTACTTTTTAATAGTAACGGTACAAAGTGGGCGGGTATAGGATACGATTATAGTACAGCAATGCGTATTTGGGTAAACTCAAATAATAACAATGTTTCCGCAAATACATCAATAGTAACGATTGCAAATACTGGTAGAGTTGGAATTGGAGCAGAAACTCCTGATTCATTATTACACATACAATCGGCATCTAATGCAATAGTTCGTATTGATTCAACTAACGCGGTGAATAATGCAGAATTAAAATTATCATACAATACGTCTGATTCGCATGGAATGACACTGCGATACAACGGAAATAATGCGTTAGCGTATATTGATAACACGTATCCGACGGCAAGTGGTCAAGTATACGGGGATATTTACTTCCGTCAAAATATCAACGGAACCATGACCTCCCGAATGATGATTCAAGCGCAAACGGGTAATGTCGGTATCGGTACGACGAGTCCCGGACAAAAACTTGATATAGTTGGAAGATTACGATTCCGTTCCGATGGATCCGTTAGTGCAGGAGCTTGGCACACTGATAGTAGTGGAACTCAAGATGTGTTTGTTGGACAAGTAGGAACTGCTTATACGGATGATTGGGGTGTTTATACAAATGGTAATTGGCGGTTTCAAATTAGAAGAGGTGATGGATTAATATATTTAAACGGAAAAACTGCATTTGAGTCAGCAGATAGTTGGTTGCGAGTTAACCAAAGTGCTGCATTTAGTTCTGGCGTATGGTTCGGTAGTACTCCAAATATAGGTCTTGGTGGAACTGATTCCTATTTGAGTCTAGGTAGTAATGGCGGCACCACAAACTCTCGTATATATTTCCGAGCAGGAACGTATAACGGCACCAACGTCATGAATTTTGATGGAACTACTGGAAATGCGTATTATGCAGGAAATATTGGTATTGGTGTATCACCAACGAGTAATAGATTAGACATTCAAGGTGGACATACCACTACAACCGCGAGATTATACTCAATAGGCGATGGTGCCACGTTAAATGCATCATTAGATATGTGGGCATCGGAACCAGGCGTAACATACGATGGATCCGGCATCGGTAATAATGTGAATGGTCATCCGTATTACGGAAGACGAAACACTAGTCTGGCTCAATCTTATATTAGATTTTTTAATGGAAACATATTTTTTGATGCAGATTCAACGGACGCGTTGGGGGATACACGACTGTTTATTAGTTCTAGTGGAAACGTCGGTATCGGTACGACGAGTCCACTATATAAGTTACACAACGCGGGTACAACTTATGTTGGGGACACGGTTTCATTTGGTGCGGGTGGTAATTCATTAATTAGTTGGACAACTGGATTTAGTGACGGTACAACTTTATTATTATATGGTCCAGACGCAGGTTCTATATATATTAGACCAAATGCAGCAAACTCAGGCATATTTCTTAAGAGTAATGGCAACGTCGGTATCGGTACCACAAACCCAACGGCAAAGTTGTGTGTAGAAGGTGGCTCGGCAAACTGGAACGAAACAACTCCTGGCACATCAAACGGCACAATTCATTTGGACCCAGGTGTAGCCACGGATAATTTTGGTAATGCAATTACTTTTGGCGCAAGTGATTCTTCAAATGGTGAAAATGCACAAGCTGGTATCTACGTCAGAACCGATGGAAGTTATGGTTCTAAAATGTATTTTGCAACATCTAATAATTACGGAGCCGGCGCAACTACCAGAATGTATGTTGCCCATGACGGAAAAGTAGGTATCAATACAACATCCCCATCTAGAACACTACATGTAGTAGGTGATATTTTAGGAGAAGGTACCAACGGATATGGATTAAATGCATCATCTGGGAGATATTATTTCTTTGACAATTTCACAGGGAATAATTATATAGGATTAGGTAGCTCAAACTCCGTTGCTCTAGCGGCAGGTGGTAGTGTTACATTAACGGTTACATCTGGAATTCTTGATGTAACTGGTCAAGTACGTGCCACCAACGAAATTACTGCATATTATTCTGACGCTAGACTCAAGAATTTCCACGGAACGATTAAAGAATCATTAATTAAAATAACCAAATTAAATGGATATTATTTTACGGAAAATGAAACTGCCAAATCGTTGGGATATAAGAATGATAAGATGCAAATTGGAGTAAGTGCGCAAGAAGTACAAGCGGTACTTCCTGAAGCGGTAGTCCCCGCACCCATTGACGATATGTATTTAACAGTCAAGTATGAAAAACTCGTCCCGTTATTGATAGAAGCAATCAAGGAACAACAAGTATTAATTGAACAACTTCAAGAGCGGGTAAACATGCTAGGTGAGACACGATAATGGGATTAATACCAGCCACAGGATCGGCGATACAGTTGAGTCGCGTTGCAGGTGCGTATGGATTAGCTACGACGAATGCAAAGGTTAATGCTACCGCCGTATCTGCTGGATTAAAAACTGCTAATGCGCAAACGCCATTATCGTCTACATTTGGTGGACGTACCACACCAAATACCTATTGACATATAACGGTTGTGTAATTATATTTAACGATTAACCAATTATTGGGGGTTTTATGAAGTTACGAAACGAACAGATATTAAATGTATTTGCTGGACTGAATTCACTGGGAAATGAAAAGTTTTCCGCAAAGTTGGCATGGAAAATTTCTACTGCTCGCGGCGCTCTTACTCCGTTCGTGGAATCCTTGGAAAAGGCAATGAGTGAACTGCGACTAAAGTATGCAATCCGCGACGAAGAAGGGAATCCAGTACCTGCGGTGGATGAAAACGGAAAGTCAGTGGAAGGTACTATACAAGTATCTCGGGAAAACGTCCCGGTATTAAATAAAGAGTTGACAGATTTGTTAAGTGTAGAAACGGATGTAGAAAACGTTAGTCTCTCCGTCAATGATTTCCCCGATACATTGGAAATCTCACCAAATGCGTTGGCAGCATTACAACCAATTCTTCATGATTAAACATATTTGATTATTGGGTAGATATTTATAAGAAGGTTAAATATTTACCCAATATGACTTATGAATGAAGAAAATAATCCATACGACTCACCAGATTACGCACTCAATGGATTCACGGGAACGTTTAAAAAAGTTCCCCCTCCAGAAGATAAAGAGACGTTAACTCGTCGATTTGCCGATTTAGATCCAGTGGACGAGGAAACGTCCAGTACAGAACGAGTTCGTAGGTATTATAAGAGACATCCCGAAAAAGTCCGTAAATATTTAAAGGATACCGTGAAAGATCGTGTAGCCCGTAATCGTGATCGGGCAAAAGCCGTTAAAAAACACGGGAAAGAAAAGATGAAAAACCATGACGTGCATCATCCAAATGGACCGCAGAACGGTGGTGCACGGCTGGCTAAAAAAGATCATGGTCGGGATAAAGTCAATGAAATTTTTGAGTTGGTAGTGGAAAACACTAACTTACAAAATATTTATCAATTCGTAGAATATGCCGTCCGACGACTAAACATCAAAAATACTCCAAAAATTGTCGTATTGGAACCGAAACCTGATATGACTTCGTTGGGATCGTATGACGTACTAACCAATACGATTAGTGTTGTTGCTCGTGGACGGATGTTAGCGGACATTCTTCGGACGATTGCGCACGAGATGGCGCACCAACGGCAAAATGAAATGGGAATCATCACCAATCCGGCAGTTGATGGAGCAACGGGGTCACCCATAGAAAATCAAGCAAATAGTGTCGCAGGTATCTTATTACGAGATTACGGACGACAAAATAAAAACATCTATCTATCAGAACACTTATTGGTGGAAGGTGGTGCTCATGGTCATTTAGCACATCCATTTGAAGATACCGATTTATCGTTTAATGATTTTGATGAAATGATCAATCGGTCATTAGTGGGCAATTTGGAAAAAGAAGGGCCTGTCGTAGAAAAAATGGACGGACAAAATATTGCCTTTACCATTCGTGATGGTAAGGTGGTCTTTGCACGTAATAAAGGACATCTAAAGAATCGTGCAGAAAAGGCATTGTCTGCCGAAGAATTGACTACAATGTTTGCTGGTCGTGGAGAGATCTCCGATGCGTTTGCTAAAGCAGCCGAAGACATTGAAGCTGCTATGAGTAAATTATCGCCAGATGAAATTGAACAAGTGTTTGGAAATGGAAAACGGGTGATGAGTACGGAAATTATTTATCCTGGTACTCGTAATGTTATTCCTTATGATAAGACGGTATTAGTATTTCATGGTACATTAGAACATGACGATGCTGGAGAAAAGGTCGGTGTTCAAAATACTGAAAATGGAAAAGTCATTGCTAATGCAGTTACTAAAGCAAATGCAGATAAACAACGTACATTCGGTATATCTGGTCCACGAACGGTTGCTATTTCTGATCAAGTCACAGAAGAAATGCAACAAGTATATTCTCGTTTATCACAAAAATTAGAAGATCTTCGTGCGCAGTATAATTTAAAACCAACTGCCACATTACATGATTATTTGGAAGAGTGGTGGGGAGAACGTTTGACTGAAATAGAAAGTCAACAAGGATTTAAGTTTACTAATCAAGAACGTAGTGGACTTACTGCTCGTTGGATTGATAACGATAAAACATTTGGTGTAAAAAATATATCTGACGAGAAAAAAGAGTGGTTTAGAGAATTTGAAAAGAATGATTTGAAACCAATGCTTAAGCAATCCGTCAAACCAGTTGAACAAGTATTTTTATCGGCAGGTGTGTACTCATTAAAACGGGTAGTTGAATTTTTGTCGGCAAATAATCCCGCAATGACTGATGAATTGAAAAAAGAATTTGCGGACAGTGTGCATGGTATACAACAAGCGGGTGGCCCTGAAAAATTACAAAAGTTAGAGTATGAACTGGCTAGATTAAAAGAACTTGGTATTGATAACGTGGTACCAAGTGAAGGTTTAATATTCACGTATAATGGAAATCCGTACAAATTAACGGGTGCATTTGCTCCAGTAAATCAAATTATTGGAACGATGAAATACGATAGAGCTCCTGAAAAGACAGAGACTCCAGCAACAGAACCTCAAAAAACCGAACCTGCGCCAGAAAAAGTAGCAGATGAACCCGTGCAACCAAAAACTCCAGCACAACCGCCCAAACCCATTGCAATTTATCCAGGACGGTTTCAACCATATCATGCGGGACATCATGTTACGTATGAAGCATTGGTTGAAAAGTTTGGAAAAGAAAATGTGTATGTGGTGAGTTCAGACAAACAAGATAGTATTACGTCACCATTTGGTTTTAGTGACAAACAGGAAATCATGACAAGTATGTTTGATATCCCAGAAGATCGTATTATCCAAGTAAAAAATCCATACAATCCAATAGAGTTAACAAAGCAATTACCAGAAGGAACTCCTGTAGTATTTGCGGTCGGTGAAAAAGACGCTCAACGATTGGGTGGTAAATACTTCCAAAAATATGATCCAAATGAAAAAATGGTAGGATACAAGCAAGCTGGATATGTGTGGATTGGACCACCACCAAATCTGGAAGTTAATGGAAAAGAAATCAGTGGAACGCAACTTCGGGCAGTTATGGGCGATCCGGCAATTACTGATAGAGCAAAGCAAGAAATTTTTACCAAAATATATGGTAAATTTGATAAGAAAATTTTTGATAAAGTGGTCAAAAAAACGTCTGATGCAGAAGAAGCTAAAAAGATAACCGCACAACACGGTGAAGAACCAGTTGTCGCAGAACCTGGTGCGAAAAAACCAACGAAAGGAAAAGGTAAAAAACCAGACGAAAAAGCATTGGGCCGTGCTAAATCCGTATTGGGTCAAAAAGTTCGTAATCCAAAAACTGATCGTGACATTCTAGTTGCAACTGCCTTGAAATACCCAACAGACGAACCCGTACGAAAAGCAGCAGAACGAATGGTACAACAAGCAATGTCACAAAAAGAAGGAGTGCTTACCGAAAATACAAAGTCTGATAAATTGAAAGTCTATGTATCTATACGAGAATACACGGACGAAGATTTGGAAAATGAAGCAGACGAGTATTTTAAAAACGAACGGACGTTAAAGACATTCCCAGATATTTTTGATAGTTCCGCAGAACTTAAGAAAGCTATTATGAATGCTCCCAGTGAAGTCTTAACTGTTGATGAGTTAAATAATTTAGAAAACAGTGATGTACCCGATGTCTTAGGTGGAAAGAATAAGATGCAGGTATTAAAGAAATTATTGGGTCGTAAACAGGATGTCACGGGATTATTAAAAGATATTAAAGCAAGAAAACCCGTTGCCATGCCGATTGTGATCAAACACACCAATGGATATTATTTGTTGGGAGGAAACACGAGATTGTCGGTATTGGCAGCAATTGGACATACGATGCCGGTCAAAGTATTGGGACATGGTAGTCCATATCCATCACCATACGTACATGCAACATCCGGTGATGCATCCAAAGGTAAACAGAAAAAAACTGGTAACAAGGATTTATTTAAAAAATTGATGCAAATGAGAATCACTAACCCAGAAACCGGCAACCAAGTAAAAGTTGATACGGCAATGGATTATGATCGTTTACATCCCGCTCATAAGGCAGCTATGGCGTTTATTCGTCAAAACATGAAGGGACTATCCAACAGAGCAGGAATACCAAAAAACAGAACCGACTAAGGGGTTATTATGGCAGATCATCAAGCAATTAACAATGTTCGACGTAAAATTAATGAAGTAATGAAAAAGACCGACGAACGTATTGTCGTGGGATGGCGTCCAGAATTAAATGAAAAAAGAAACGAAGGTGATGTGTGGGAAGGACTAGATGGAAAACAATGGACGATTAAAAATGGTATCAAACAAAACGTTACTAAACTGGATCTAGCAAAGACACCGTGGTTTTGCCCAGAGTGTCAAAAATCTATGAGTCATAGATTGGACGATAAATTTTGGAATATTCGTGGCAAATGTTTTGATTGTATCATTAAAGAAGAAATGGAAATTCGTCGTCAAGGAAAGTGGAAAGAATATGAAAAGAAAAAACTTCAACAAAATTATGTGGCATCGTTGAGAGATCATATTAATCAATTACAAGATTACCATGACACAGTAACGTCTCCGTCATTTGTTCATGCCGACCAAGAACGTATTTTGATGATTGAACAATGGAATGTTGATATAGAAAAAATTAAGACAGATTTACGAAAAGATATTGAAGAACTCACAGCACACCTTACTGAGTGTGAAGCGGAGATGACCAACAATGGAACGAGTGATTGAAGCTCTTAGAAAATTAATAAAAGATTTTAGTAAAATGCCACAAGTGACGCAACTCGTTGTGGCAGGTGTACTAGTACTAGTTGCATTTAATATGGGACAGTGCGATAGTGATTCTCAACTGAATAAGTTTAGAGCAGAATTTTCTGTTTTACAAAAAGAAGCAACGGATACGAAACACTTTGCGGATTCCGTGCAATCAAATGTAATTCGTCTAGCTGATGAGTCCAAGAAAAAAGATTCGGTCATTACCAGACTATCATTCACGATTGACTTTACCAACAAACAACGTACGCAGTTGAAAGGAAATCTTGTCAAGTTGGAAGATAGTTTGCGGGTAGTAAAAGATACCGCAGAATTAATTGCTATACAAGAAGGTATAATTTATAATTTAAAAGATCAAGTCGCCAACGCCGAGTCTGTCATAGAAAACCAAAAACAAGTAATAACAACACAACAGTTTAAAATAACCAAGTTGGACAGTGCGGTAGCATTAGCAACACAACGAGGTGATAGTTTACAAACTGTTGTGACTAAATTAATTAATATGCCGAAACCACCCCGCCAATGGATTAGTAAAAAGACCGCCGGTATGATTGCGTTTGCAACTGGTGTTATTGTCGGAGATCAGTTGGCAAGGAGATGAGATGGCTCAAGATTTAAAAGAAATTATTAAACAAGAGTACAAAAAGTGTGCAGCTAACCCTGCATATTTTTTGTCTAAATACTCGTATATTCAACATCCGACGCGAGGTCGGATGTTGTTTGATTTGTACCATTACCAGAAAGACGCATTAAAAGATTTTGACGGACACGATTATAATATTGTCCTCAAAGGTCGTCAGATCGGTATTTCTACGTTGGTTGCCGGATATTCTTTGTGGTTATTATTATTCCACCGAGATAAAAATATTCTCGTTATTGCTACCAAACAAGAAACTGCAAAGAACTTAGTAACGAAAGTCCGATTCATGCATCAAAATCTTCCTGTGTGGTTACGAGGAAGTGTTATTACTGATAACAAACTTTCCTTACAATTTGCCAACGGATCGCAGATTAAAGCAGTGGCAAGTAGTAAAGACGCCGGTCGTTCTGAAGCATTGTCACTATTGATTCTTGACGAGGCGGCATTCATTGATGATGCTGAAATTATTTGGACAGCCGCATCTAGTACGTTGTCAACGGGTGGTAAAGCAATTCTTTTGTCTACACCAAACGGCATTGGTAACTTCTTCCATAAGATGTGGCAACAAGCAGAAAATAAAGCCAATAGTTTCAATCCGATTCTACTGGACTGGCGAGTACACCCAGAACGAGATCAAGCATGGCGTGACCGTCAGACGGAATTGATGGGTGAAATGGAAGCATCGCAGGAACATGATGCATCGTTTATCTTTTCGGGTAATACAGTTATTCCACCCGATCTTATTGAGTTTTATAAAAAGACCTATGTCCAAGAACCCATCTCCAAACAAGGATTTGATGGAAACCTCTGGGTGTGGGAATATCCATTGGCCGGAAAATCGTATGTAGTATGTGCTGACGTTGCTCGTGGAGATGGTGAAGATTATTCCACGTTCCATGTGATTGACGTAGAAAAGTCGGTTCAAGTAGCAGAATATAAAGGGAAGGTAGAAACAAAACAGTTTGGTAATATGTTGGTATCTATCGCCACAGAATATAACGATGCATTATTAATACCCGATAATAGTTCTATTGGATGGAACTGTATTCAACAAATTATTGACAGGGGATATCGGAATCTCTTCTATATGTCCAGAGATTTACAATATGTGGATGTAGAACATCAAGTAACTAATAGACATTATCGTGACGAACGAAATATGGTGCCGGGATTCATGATTTCACAACGTACTCGTCCACTGATTATTGCACGTTTAAAAGAATATATGTTGGATAATTCGTTTACTATTCGGTCGGGTCGAATGATGGCGGAGTTGGAAACATTCATCTGGAAAAACGGTCGTCCAGAGGCTCTGCAGGGGTATAATGACGACTTGGTATTGGCGTTGTGTATTGGACTGTGGGTCCGTGATACTGCGCTTAGATTGCGTCAGGAAGGGATAGAGCTGACCAAAATGGCATTGGATAAGACCTCCTATAACACCGTTCCGTTTGCTATAAAGCAAGGTGGATTGGATCATAATCCGTACGAAATGAAAATCGGTGATAATCAGACGGAAGATCTTAGGTGGTTGATAGGATAATTTGGTTGTATTAAGAATGAGAGTTATATTTATATATTGATATACTTTATCTACTCTGCGGAGATTTGTATGAAGCGTAGTGAATTAGAAGAAATTATTATGGAAGAAATTTATAAGACGTTACATGAAGAACGTCTGATGAATGAACAACCCCTTGATGAAAAATCCGTTCCACAACCATACGATAGAAAAAATCGTCGTCGGATGAACGGATCGCAAATTGCCCGTAGAGATAAGATTGGAAAGGCAATGAAGAAAAATAAAAAAATTGTTGCGAAGTTCAAAAAGCAACATGGTAGTGAGTGGGAAGATTATTTATGGGCAACTGCAACAAGTAAAGCCATCACTGGCGGAGAAAAATAATGATTAGAATGATAGGATTAGTAGACCTACGTCCAGTTAAGACGTTTAACAGTTCTGCAGATATTGACGAAGCATTGGATCCGGTGGGAAAAGAAGACAATGACGTTGATAATGATGGTGATGCTGATAAGACCGATAAATATTTAAAAACTCGTCGTGATGCAATCTCAAAGAAGATTAACGAAGACGACAATCCAGTTCCATCCAATGACCATGAAGTATCAATGGCAAATAATTCATTGGATGCAATTATTAATCATGCTAATGAGTTAAAAACAAAACTTGGTGAAACAGAAAAAGATATTCCTGCGTGGATCCAAGATCATATCACAAATGCGGCAAATTATATACAACAAGCTGCTAGTAACTATCACGAACAAAATATCCCAGACGGACCACAACCAGATAAACCAGAACAACCACAGCAAGAGCCCATGAACGAAAAAGCTCCAGAAGGTTGGGAAGGCACGGTGAAGGCAATGAAGAAGCACTCAGATAAAATTGACAATCCGTGGGCAATGGCACATTATATGAAGTCTAAGGGATATACATCACATAAAGGAAAATAACATGGAACAGTTAGGAAAGTTTCTTGGAACCTTGATGTCCAGTAGAACACAGACCCACATCTTCCATTTACAAACTCCATCATTTGCCGCACATAAGGCATTAGATGATTATTATAGTGGAATTATTGATCTTATTGATTCATATGCAGAAATGGCGCAAGGTCGTTATGGTATCATTCGTGGGTACCAAATGACCAGTCAAATCATGGAAGATGATTCCTCGTTAAAGTATTTTATGGGATTGCAAAAGTTTGTTGACGGCATTCGTGGTCAACTTCCACAAGACGGTGAATTGAACAATACGGTTGATGAAATTTCTGGATTGATTAGTTCAACTATTTATAAACTTAAATTTTTAAAGTAGAGAAATGCCATGCCTACAGGTGATACATTTAATGCACCGCAACCTGACTTTGATACGTACAATGAATATGATCAACAGTGTGAAGGGGAAGGTTGCCTAGAAGAAAAAAAGGGACCATGTTGGAAGGGATATGAAATGATCGGAATGAAACAGAAAGACGGTCGTGAAGTTCCCAACTGTGTTCCCATTGACGAAAGTTGCATATACGACGGTCAATTCTGTCCCGCATGTCTTGCCAAATATATTTTAGAAAACAAAAAAGCAGGATACTTGGAAGAAGCAGAATACCAAGGACGTACGGTATCGCTTGGAAAACCTATGCGTGGTGATGTGAAAAAATTCAAAGTATTCGTAAAAGATCCGTCGTCTGGAAATGTCAAGAAAGTCAATTTCGGTGATCCGAACATGCGAATTAAAAAGTCCAATCCTGCTCGTCGTAAATCATTTAGAGCACGACATAACTGCTCCAACCCAGGTCCAAGAACCAAAGCTCGGTATTGGAGTTGTCGTAAGTGGTAATTCGTCTTCGTGATTTATTGACCGAAGCAGACACTAAAAAAGACACTCCATATGTGAGTGGGGATACTTATATTAGTAAGGAAGAAGCAAAGCACATCTATGATAATATGGGATACGACTTTGACTTCAATCAATTTGTTTTGGGTATGAATGTAGAACTGGAACATCAAGATGTGACAGACGGGAGTTTGGTGAAAACTGCTATGATTGCCGCAGCACATTTGAAAGAAGTTCCTGACTATTATACAAAATTAAAACAACACGTTGAACCCAAAAAAGTTACAAAAGAAGATGGTGCACCAACGGGAGGAATTGGATTAAGTCTTCCCGGCGGATATATCAACGGAGCACCAAATCCTAAAGATGTAAAAAAGACACGATTGCGTCTCAATAAGGAGAAAACACAATGATTCGTCTCACCGATTTACTAAAAGAAAATGCAGAACGCCGGGTAAACTTGATGAAAATTCAAGCTATCATGGAAAAGCTCTATCCAGAATTAACGGATAGTCAATCAAAAAAATTAATGGAATTATGCACAGAAGTTCATATGATGGCTTCCCAAATGAATACTATCCCTTATATTAGAACAGAGAGTAGTATGATGCAATGGGCAATTTTGGAAGCAACTTTCAAGGCAAAAGTCGGTGAGCTAAAAGAAGAAGTTGTCAAGGTATGTGAAGATAAAAAAATTGATTCGGCAACTGTAGTTAAAGCACTTGACGAAGTATTAACATATTAAGTGAGGTTTTATGGCAGACACTAGCGTTTTCGGTAGACTTAAAAAACTTTTTTCGACCAACACGATTGTACGAAACGTTGGAGGAAAAAAATTAAGAATTGCCGATACTGATCAAATTCAATCATTTGTCAATCGTCGTGGCGTAGATCGTTACCACCGGGTATATCAATCAGGTACGGGTGGTTATGGGTCACATCACGGTAGGTATGAAGCGGCAGCAGCTTTCCAAGGCGCTCGTCTTCAATTGTTCCGTGATTATGACATGATGGATAATGATCCTATTGTTGCCTCTATCTTAGACATTTACGCTGACGAAAGTACGGTAAAAGACGAATTTAATCGTATTTTGACAATTAAAACTGACGACAGCCAAATTCAAGAAATCCTTCATAATTTATTTTATGATATCCTCAACGTCGAGTTCAATCTCTGGCCGTGGATTCGTAACATGGCAAAATATGGGGATTTCTTTTTATATTTGGATATTGATCCTGAATACGGAATCGTTAACGCTATTCCGTTGTCTGTCTACGAAACCATTCGTGTAGAAGGCGAGGAACCGGGCAACCCATTCTCCGTTCGTTTCAGTATTCAAAATGACTTCTTAGCACTTGGAAAAACGGAATTTGATAACTATGAAATTGCCCACTTTCGTTTATTAGCCGATACTAATTTCCTTCCATATGGTAAGGCAATGATTGAAGGTGGTCGTCGTGTGTGGAAGCAACTCCAACTCATGGAAGATGCAATGTTAATTCATCGTATCATGAGAGCGCCCGACAAACGGAAGTTTAAGATTGATATTGGTAATATTCCACCGGCAGAAGTGGAAACGTATATGCAACGGATTATTGACAGAATGAAAAAAATTCCGTTGGTAGATCCAAAGACGGGTGATTACAATCTCCGATATAACATGCAGAACATCACCGAAGATTTCTATCTTCCCGTGCGTGGAAAAGATTCTGGTACGGACATTGAAACCATGCAAGGATTACAATTCAATGCAATTGAAGACATTGAATACCTTCGTAAGAAATTACTTGCAGCATTCAAGGTACCGAAATCATTCATTGGATATGAAGAAGACATTAACGGAAAAGCAACGTTGGCAGCACAAGACGTTCGTTTCGCTCGTACCATTGAACGTATCCAACGTATCATGATTTCAGAACTCACCAAGATTGCTATTATTCATTTATATGTCCAAGGATTTACGGACGAAAAACTTATCAATTTTGAACTCTCGTTGACGAACCCGTCCACGTTGTACGAACAAGAAAAGATTAATATCTGGAAGGAAAAGTTCGCATTAGCAAAGGATATGACGGGTGGTCAAGCAATTCTTCTCTCACAAGATTGGGTGTATAATAATATTCTTGAAATGTCCGACGAAGAAATTAAAGATCAACGAGACAAAATCACAGAAGATTTGAAACGTCAACAAGAACAACTTGCCGCACAACAGCCACCGATGCCTGGTGCGGAAGGTGGGGCACCACCCGAACAAGCAGCCCCAGAAGAACAACCACCCGAGGGCGGTGAATCGGAAGGTGATGGTGAACAACAGATTGATGATGTGGATCAAATTCTCTCTAGTTTAGAAGATATGGAAGAAGATGAATCTGAATTAGAAGAAATTTTGGTGAAGAATAAGGGTGGTAGACCACGAGAGGGATTAAAGTTTGGAACAGATAAACATCCGCTCGGTCGTGATCCGCTGGGACACAAAGAAAATAAAAAGTCCACAAAAAGAACACTTTCTAATGAAACAAAGACCTTTCTAGATGCATTACAAAAGAACGGAGTCAGTAAATACCGACAAATTATAACAGAAACCTCTCTAAGTGATGAAAAACTAGAAGGTTAATGATGTTTCAAGATATTTACTTATATATGGTGGTTGTTTACTCGTCTAATACGGATAACATATGAACATCAAACACAATAAAATTAAAAATACCGGCATTCTATTTGAATTACTCGTCAGAAAAGTGGCATCAGACGTTCTGGACGGTAAATCAGATAGCTTTGCGGTCAGACTGATGCGAGAACACTTTCATTCCAAGTCAGAATTGGGGAAAGAACTCCAACTGTATCGTTCATTTTTTAACACTACAAAATTATCCGAAACGAAATCATTGGATATGTTAAATTTGGTCTTGGTGAAGCGTAAGACATTAAATGAAAAACTGTTAGACGCACAAAAATTTCTTTTAATTAAAGAGATTAAACAACACTGTGATCTAAAACAATTTATGGCAGGACGAGTTCCGTCATATAAAGTGTATGCGTCCGTATACAAATTATTTGAAACCACAAACCGTTCAGACACCGATCCAGCAATGTTTACACAAATTGATGAGATGGTCAATGCACGGTTTGTTGTTGTGGAACATCTCAAGGGTGAACTCAAAGAAGAAAAGATCATCAAAGAAAGCAATTATTCGGAAGTATTGAAAGAACAACCCGAAGAAATTCGCTATTTGTCATATAAGTTCTTACTAGAACGATTCAACGAAAAGTACAGTAATTTCAGTGACAAGCAAAAAACCTTATTGCGGGAATATATCAATAACGGAACTGATATTGAAAAATTCGGAAAATATATTTCTGATGAAGCAAAACAGTTAACTCAACGAATCAAGAAAAATTCTCATAAAATTAAAAATGACGTTACCAGAATTAAAATAAACGAAGTGACTTCTCAATTACAACACATTCAATCTAAAACAACGATAAAAGACAATTATATTACTGCTTTATTAATTGCTTACGAAATTTCACATGAACTTGACTCGTTGAGTTAATATATGAATACAGAAGAAAAACTCCGTGAAATGATTCGGGAACTTATTGAAAATGAATTAAATGAAATCAGTACTACTGCCGGTGTTGCCGGATACTTGACACCTAAAGCGTTTGTTGGTGATAAACAGGGTAACACAGATCACATAAAACAAATGGCAAAACGCATTGGGTATACGTTAACCAAGCGTGGCGCAGAAGCAACGGGCAAAGGTGATAAGTTGAATGAAAACTATTACGCATATCGTAACGATGCATCCAAACTTCCCCACCAAAAAATCGGAGAAGCTATTTCTCAAATTAACAAACAATTGAAATTGATGGAGAAGGCGTTACATTACAATAATCGTTTAAAAAATGAATATGGCGTCAGTAATGAATCGTTGTGGAAACGAACACAAAATCAAATGACTAAATTAGAAGCACGACTCATGGAAATGGCTCGTCGCCTTCGTGAGATGAGAGGATAATATGGCACTTCTTTGTGAATATACTGAACTTCAATATGACAGAAATATATTATTAGAATCTATTGATGGTAACAAACCACTAATTCTAAAAAATGTCGTATTGCAACGAGCAAATGCAAAGAATCAAAACGGTCGTGTGTATCCAAAAGAAATTCTCATGCGTGAAGCATCGGTTTACAAACAAAACTTTGTCAATCAACGCCGAGCACTTGGAGAACTTGATCATCCCGAAAGTCCCGTCGTCAATTTAAAAAATGTGTGTTGCAACGTGGTTGGGTTGTGGCCAGACGGCGATGATGTTCGTGGTGATATAGAAATTCTTACCACACCAACTGGTAATATTGTTCGGGAACTTATTAAGAATAATATCCGGTTAGGAGTATCATCCAGAGGCATGGGATCGGTACGACAGATGGGAGAAAATACCGTAGAAGTCCAAGAAGATTTCAGTTTAATTTGTTTTGATATTGTGTCAAATCCTTCCACATTTGGGGCTTTCATTAACGAAAGTGTGGATTCAAAGATTGTCACCCCATACGATACGATTGATAAGTTGGTTCACGATTTCTTAAGCGAAGTTAAATAAAGGAGAGTAATATGTTATTATTAATCAGTGTTATCGTTGTTGCTGGTACTATTGCATGGTTTGTCATTAAAGATATGAACAAACCCCTTGCCGAAAAACTTTCTACACATGTCAAAAAAGTTGAAGATAAGGTTGAATCTGTCGCCGATCTCAATAAGGATGGTGTGGTTAATGTTGCTGATGCAAAGGTAGCAGTTGAAAAGACAAAAAAGGCAACGGCTAAGGCAACGGCTAAAGTTGTTGATAAGGTTAAAAAGTCACGTGGACGTAAAAAGAAAACGGACTAATACATGCCAGCAGTTAGTAAGCAACAGCAAAAATTATTTGGACTAGTACACGCGTATCAGCAGGGCAAAGTTCCTGCTGATAAGGTCAGTTCAAAGATTAAAAAGATTGCCAATAGTATTTCTCCGGAAGACGCAAAAAAATATGCGTCTACGTCTCATGCGGACATTAACGGATTGAAAGAGGTGTTCAACTCCCCATCTTACATTCGGCAAACGTTGGAAGAAATTATACAGACTAATACGCCAGATTATGTCAAGGGACAACTAATTGACGTATATACAGCGCAGATGCTTACAACTGTCATGAAAAAATTAAACGAAGAAAATAAAAATGTTTTATTACAAAAGTCATTGAACGAAATAGTGGCTATTTCGTATAAAATATTAACCTACTGAGATATGGGGAAAACATTATTTGTCAGCGATTTTGATGATACCTTGGCACGTACAGATGCCAAGGTAATTCTTGTTCGGAATGGTGAACGGACGGAAATGGATCCAGCAGCATTTGCCATATATGAACCAGAAAAAGGCGACACATTTGATTTTTCGCAATTTGATAAACTCATCAATCCTCGTCCCATCCAACGATTTGTTAAATTATTAAAACAAGCAATTGGACGAGCAGATAAAATTGCCATATTAACTGCCCGAGGTCATACTCGTCCCGTCGCGCAATTTTTAAAAATGCACGGAATTGACGCCGGAGTGTCTATCGCAGCAATAGGTAGCGCAGACCCAGAAAAGAAAGCAAGTTATATCCGTAAACATATTCAAGCTGGATTTGATAGAGTTGCATTTATTGACGACTCTCCGAAAAATATTGCAGCAGTTGAACGACTACGAACAGAATTTCCTAAAGCAAAGATTTTAGCACATCAAGCAAAAGAAGAAGAGGAACATCCAACTGATGAACCCAAATCGGCCAACAAGCCTACATTAGATTCACCAGAAATGAGTGCTATTGCTCAACAAGCAAAGCAAATGGGATTGACTGATTTTAGGTTTGGTCGGTATGGAAAAGATGGAAAGGTTACACATATTATTAAAAACGGACGATTGGTTCCGAAACCCAAGGGGGCATAATGCACGTAAAGGTTAATGAAGGAAAAGATGATTTGAACAAAGCATTGAAGCAGTTTACAAAAATGGTTAAGAAGTCGGAGATCATGCAGGAACTACGTAACCGAGAGCACTTTTTAAAGCCATCAAAGAAACGTATTTTCAAACGTCAAGAAGCACTTCGTCGTAGAAAACGTGAAGAACGAAGAGCAGCAAGACAAAAACATTACGATAATTGATATTTTAGAAATTTAGTAATATATTTATTAAAGTGAAAACACTAATGTTTAATATTGGTGGGAATTTTTATATCTACTATAACAGATTATAATATCTGTTTTCATTCCTCATAGGAGTATTACAATATGGCAAAGATTACAAATAATCTTCTAAAACAAGCCATTGCTGATGCAGAAGCAGTTCGTGAAACTGCCGTTGCTAACGCAAAGTTGGTATTAGAAGAAGCAATTACCCCACAAATTCGTGATATGATTGCCCGTCGCCTTCGTGTTGAATCAGAAATGGCAGATACGGAAGAAAAGGAAGAAGTTAAGGAAGAATCAGTAAAAGAACTCCCATTCCAAGACGCTGAGGCAGAAGGAGGTGCAGAATTCCCAGCCGATACATCAACCGTTGGTTCCGGTGAAAACAAGGAACCATCAGATGATGCATTTGATACGTCCGCAATTGGCGATGGCGGTGAAAATGTAGACGATAGTCACACGGACTGGTATGATGATTGGTCTGAGAGTGATTTTGACCTTGAAGAAGTAATCAAGGAATTAGAAGAAGATATTGCTCGTCTTGCGGAAGCAGAACATGAAGGCGAAGGCGAAGGCGAAGCAGAAGAAAAGGAAGAAGCACCTGAAGCAGAAAAGAAAGAAAACCCATTTGCAGAAAAGAATGGTGAAGAAATGAAGAAAGAAGGATGGAAGCAGAATGAATTGACACACAAGGCACCTGCAGCAGATCCATCAATCGACGCAAAAGCACCTGTTCATGAAAAAGATATGGAAATGGGTGCTGAAGAAGGTGAAGAAGAACTAGATCTTGAAGCAATTCTTGCAGAACTTGAAGCCGATGAAGAAGATCCAACTGGTGCACCTGCACATGGTGGAATGGATAAGACAAAAGCAATGGCTGCTCATCTTGCGGGACTCAAGAAAGAATTGGCACAACATCGTGCGGTCATCAATACCCTACGTGAACGCCTACAAGAAGTTAACTTATTAAACTCAAAGTTGCTCTTCACAAACAAGATCTTCCGTAAGGAAGGTTTAACAAACGAACAAAAAGTTCGTATCGTTGAATCATTTGATCGTGCAACAAACGTTCGTGAAGTGAAACTCGTTTATGCGGCACTTGTTGAAAATCTTTCAACAGCAGCTAAGACTTTCAATGCATCCCGCAAGAAAGTCGTTACCGAAGGATTAGCTTCCAAGGTAACACCAAGTACGGCTCCAAAGAAGGAAGTTATCGTTGAAAATACGGTAGCCCGTCGTTTACAAGAACTCGCAGGAATTATCTAATATTATAGGAGATTTACCATATGTCAGATGTACAAGATTTTATCAACGAAGCGGGGACGGCACATAAGCACGTCATTGATCAAACCCGCAAATTAGCAGGTAAGTGGGAACGTTCAGGTCTTCTAGAAGGCTTGAAGGGATATGAAAAGCAAGGCATGGCAGTCATGCTCGAAAACCAAGCAACACAACTTCTCCAAGAAAACACCAAGACCAACCAAGCTGGTGCAACTGGTGAACAATGGGCAGGTGTTGCTCTTCCATTAGTCCGTAAGGTCTTCGGAAGTATTGCAGCAAAGAACTTCGTTTCAGTTCAACCAATGAATCTTCCAGCAGGACTTGTGTTCTACATGGACTTCAAGTATGGTACCACACGTAACGGTCAAACAGCAAACCAATCACTTTATGGTGCCGCAGCTGCTTCTACATGGGGCGGATTCGGTAACACGAACACGGGTGGTCTATATGGTGCAGGTCGTTTTGGTTACACCATCAACGTCACAAGTTCAGGAACAACGTTAGGTGACACAACTGCATCAGTATCATTCTCAGACGTTAATTTTAATGACGTATATGTAGCAACTGGAAGTCTCCGTAAGTTCGTCGTAGATAAGGCCGACCTTCCTGGATTTGATCCATTAGCAGTACGCGCATTCGTCCCATCTGGTTCAGGTGCAGATTTTGCAGCACTCGTACTTCCTGAATTTACGAAGTATGATGGCACAAACGTCACGTTCATTGTCAATACATCAGCAAATGCAGTATTGAACAAAGTTGAATATGTGAAGCAACCAACGGATACAACTCGTGGTGATTTTGAAGATCGTGATCCAATTCGTGGCTCAGGAAACGGCACAGGACTTGATGACGGTACAGATCTCAACATTCCAGAAATTGATTTGGAACTCAAGAGTGAAACCATCGTTGCCAAGACACGTAAGTTGAAGGCAGTATGGTCACCAGAACTTGCACAAGACTTGAACGCATACCACTCAGTTGATGCAGAAGCAGAATTGACAAGTATGTTGTCAGACTATGTTGCAATGGAAATTGATCTTGAAATCCTTGACATGTTAATCAACGCAGCACCAACGGTTGATTACTGGTCAGCAGAAATTGGTTCAACCTGGAACGGATCAGCATTTGCTGCTTCATCTTTCACGGGAACAGCATGGACAAACATGACTTGGTACCAAACACTTGGTCAGAAGATGCAAAAGGTCAGTAACCGTATCCACCAACTCACAATGCGTGGCGGTGCTAACTTCGCAGTTGTCTCACCAACAGTTGCAACAATTCTTGAAACCATCCCTGGCTTCGCAGCCGGAACAGACGGTGACAAGGCAGAATTTGCAGCAGGTATCACCAAGATTGGTTCATTCACCAACCGCTTTACCATCTACAAGAACCCATACATGACAGAAAACGTGATGTTAATGGGCTTCCGTGGAAATCAGTTCTTGGAAACTGGTGCAGTTTACGCTCCATACATTCCATTGATCATGACACCACTCGTGTACGATCCAGCAAACTTCACACCACGCCGTGGCGTGATGACACGTTACGCCAAGAAGATTGTCCGTCCGGAATTCTTCGGAAAGATCTACATCGACAAGCTCGCACTTGTATAATACGATTCTTTCGTAACGTAGTGAATAAATTGGGTGACCTTCGGGTCACCCTTTTTATTTTTACATCAATTAATTTGATATTTATATATGACTCTAAGTGAGGGCGTGTATGCAGAATCGTGAACCCATCATATTTGAAGAAATATCTATGAATCCACGGGGATTAACTCCGTTTGGATTTTATGATACAGACGTTCAATTTCAACAAGAAGCACCCGATGTTGCGACATTCGTTGCTCGTCGATTAGGATTTCCTGTTGTTGATGTTGAACTTACTCATAAACAAATCTATGCGTGTCTAGAAGAAGCAATCACCACGTATAGTAATCAAGTCAATCAGTTTAATGCACGAGAACACATGCTGTCGGTACAGGGCATGAGTACTTCAACAAATATTACACAACGAAATATTGTATCAACGCCGTTGCCGCAACTAGTAAAACTTTCTGCACACTATGGAACGGAAGCAGAGAGTGGCGGAAATGTGACAGTTAAAAAGGGATATATTACCGCATCTGCATATCAACAAACATATGATCTGAAATCATTATGGGCCGATGTTAGCGAGAGTGGAAAGGTAATAGAAATTCGTCGGGTGTATCACCATATGCCACCGGCTATTGCTCGTTACTATGATCCATTTGCAACCACAGGACTTGGTTTAACCAACTTGATGAGTGAATTTGGATTTGACGGATATTCGCCACCAGTCACATTCGTCATGATGCCAGCATACGAAGATCTTCTCCGTATTCAAGCAATTGAAGTCAACGACATGATTCGTAAGAGTCAATACAGTTTTCAAATATCCAATAATGTTGTACGATTTACACCAATCTTTACAAAAGAAACTACAATTTGGTTTGATTATATGGTTGTGGATGATAAAACGTCGGGAATTGCTTTATTACAATCGGGATCAGAAAATAGTTCAGTATCCGATTTTTCTAATATTCCGTATAATAATATTCAATATAAGAATATTAATCAAATGGGAAGATTGTGGATTTACCGATATACTCTTGCATTAGCAAAGGAATTATTAGGACTGATTCGTTCCAAATATGAAAATATCCCTATACCGGACGCACAGATTCGTTTGGACGGTGAAACTCTTCGTCGTGAAGCAGAACAAGAAAAGGATGCACTGATAAAAGAAATTCGGGAAACATTGGAACAGACAGGATATCAATCGCAAATAAAAAAACAAATGGAAAATGCTGAAGCGATGAACACCATTTTCAAATATGTACCAGTTCCAATATACATTTTTTAAGAGATAGTTCATGCCACGGTTCGTTACTCAACGAGATTTTGAATTTTTCCAACATATCAACAGAGAAATTGTAGTTGATGTTGTTGATATTGAAGTTATTATATATAAAATAATAAGTGATATTACAAAAGTAAATATTTACGGTGAAGCGGTAGAAAAACCAATGTACCGTGGTATTAGTTTAAATGCACTTATTAAGTATCCAAAAAAGGTGGCAGAAACAGAAGATGGATTTGGATATGATGTTGCACAAACTGCGGTAGAGTTCAGGTTTGTAAGAAAAACATTACAAGATGTAAACGTCTACCCAGAAGTCGGAGATGTTATTAAGTATAATGAAAATTTTTATAGTATTAATAATATAAACGAAGCACAGTTAGTTGCAGGTAGACCCGAATACAATCAAACCATTTTGTGTGAATGTCACTTGACACGTAGAAGTACCTTTAATATTGAGGAAACTCACGTATGAGTATACCAACGTTTAATAGAAATCAAATCGTAACGCCCAAATTACAGAACAGAGCATACGATACAAAATCGTCTGAGGGAATGGGTTCACCTGTCTCAATCGGGTTACAGACGATTGATACGGCAATATTAAAATACTTACAAACAAAAATAAAACCCGTAGTGACTCAACATGGGAAGCAGATACAAGTTCCTGTGCTATACGGTAACCCAGAACGATGGAAAAGTGCGCAAGTTGATGGAGCAATTCGTGATAAAAATGGTATGATTCAACTTCCAATCATGATGATTCGTCGTACAGGCATGAAAGAAAACGCCATCAATAATCCGACTAACAAATATCAAAATTATTTGTTCAAAACTGGCTGGAATTCTCGTAATATCTATGATCGGTTTGCGGCGGTAAACGGGGTAACGCCAACGCAACGATACCAACAAACGCTTATACCAGATTATTATGATATTACATATGAAGGTATGATTTGGACCGAATTCATGGAACAAATGAATAAAATCATTGAAGGTCTTTCATTTGAAAGTAACGAGTATTGGGGCGAAGACAATAATTACAAGTTTAAAGCAAAGATTGATCAATTTGAACAAATCACAGACCTTCCTGCCAATGATGCACGTTTGGTTAGAAGTAAATTTAATATTGATGTAAAGGCATACATTTTACCACAAAGTGCATTGGACAAGAATGGAAACAGAACTCAAACTACCAGACTACAATATTCTACTAAAAAAGTGGTATTTGAGTCGGAAGTGGTAACTAGTTTGGATAGATAAATTTTGAAGAATTAATTTGATATTTATTATTAAAATAGTGAAAGTTTGAATAAAAAGTCACATATTTATGATATGTATATCTATTTCAAAAACAAGAGGTTTTACTCATGAAAAAAGTTACAGACGTAGAATTAGTTGAAATTCAAAAACTTCGTGAAACATTAGTAGAAATAATAACTTCTATAGGTGAGTTAACTCTTAATAAATTCGTATTAGAGAATCAACTAAGCACCTTAACGGACGATATAAAAACACAACAAGCACGATTTTTGGAATTCCAAGAACAAGAAAGGGTTTTATTTAGTAAGTTACAGCAAACATATGGAACCGGTGATATTAATTTAGAAACCGGAGAGATAGCAGAATAATATAACCCATTTGGAGGATTCGTATGGCAAATGAAAGAATTGTTTCTCCTGGTGTATTCACTAGAGAACGTGACTTGAGTTTCTTGACTCAGGGTATCAGTGAAATCGGGGGTGCATTTATCGGACCAACGCCAAAAGGTCCAGCGTTCATCCCGACAATTGTAAGAAGTCAACAAGAATATGTTACCCGTTTTGGTGAAGCCGACGCGAATCACTACACAGGGTTAACCGTAAAAAATTATCTACGTGAATCAGGCGTAGCAACCATCGTTCGTGTTCTTGGAACCGAAGGATATGATAATGACACCACAATACCAGGATTAATTTTCGTTTCTGGTTCAAGTGGTAAGAAATTATTTGCAGTGGTACATCCAAGTAGTGTAGGAAATACGATTGATTCAATTGCCGTTTCTGGAACAGGAAATAGTTTTTCTGTTAACATCGTGGCTGATGGCGGTTCACCTGTCAGTCAAAGTGGGTTGACCGTAGATGAATCATCAACTGCATATTTTGGTGATTTACTCGGAATAAGTCCAGTCACCACAAAGAATTCATTTGTATACGCAATCTTCCCAGAAGCAGTTACGGCAGCAACATCTTCTGGTTTGGCATCACAAGTTACCATGTTTGCAGAAACGTCAAGTGCAGCAGTAAACTTCACGGACATTGGATTCTCCAATGCTCATACGCCATGGATTCAATCACAAACTATTGCAGGTTCAAACATTGACTTGTTTAAGTTCCACACATTAAGTGACGGCAACTTCGCAAATACAGAAATTAAAGTATCAATTTTGAACATGAAGTCAAGTGATGATGTAGATTATCCTTGGGGAACATTCTCCATGTTAATTCGTCGTTATGATGACACGGATGCGCGCATTGAAGTCTTGGAACAATATGATAACCTCACGTTAGATCCAGACAGTCCACAATTCGTAGCACGCGTCATTGGTGATAGTGCTCCATATGATGATCCAAACACAGGCGAACGTTATTATCAAGGTGATTTCCCAAATCGTTCACAATACATTTATGTACAAATGAGTGATTCGGTCATCCCTGCATCAGCACTTCCGTTTGGATTTGGTCAACTTGAATCCACTGTGAAGTTAACGGCAAACCAATTAATTAATCCATTATATGTCACATCACGTTGGAGAACGGGTGATGTAGAAGGATATACCACGGAATCCGTTGATAAGAAATATTATTATGGATGGGATTTCTCAGATAACGAAGGAACAAATCCTTCATATCTCGGCCCAATCTCCGATCCAGAAAATTCAGTATCAATCGGTACTGCATTTAACCTAGAAGATTTAAATGAAGTTCCAAGTGGTTCGTTACTTCAATTCTCCGCATCCATCTCACTTGATGATACGGCAAGTCTTGCATATCGTAAGTTCTCCGTACCATTCCAAGGTGGATTTGATGGTATGAATCCTGCACGTGATATCAAGATGGGCGGTGATATCGTAGCAACAAACTCACAAGGATTTAATCTTGCAACCGCAGCATCGCCTGGTTCAAAGGCATATAAGAAAGCACTTGACTCAATTGCCAACCAAGATCAATGGGATTTCAATCTTCTTGTTCTTCCTGGCGTTATCTATGATTTCCATTCATATGTGGCAAATACTGCACTAAGTCTTTGCGAAGACCGTGGTGACGCATTCTACATCATGGATACGGTTGGACTCAACTCAACGATTGCCAGTGCAACGGCAAAGGCGGGTGAAATTGATAGTAACTACGCAGCAACGTATTATCCTTGGTTGAGAGTCATTGATACCAACACGAATAAGTTGATCTGGGTACCACCTTCAGTTATCCTCCCAGAAATCTATGCATATAATGACAACGTTGCCGCAGAATGGTTTGCACCAGCAGGTTTGAACCGTGGCGGTATTGCAAGTGCAGTGGGTGTGAAGGTTCGTCTCCCACAAGCAAGTCGTGATACACTCTATGAAGGTAAGGTCAACCCAATTGCACAGTTCCCTGGACAAGGTATCTGTGTGTGGGGTCAGAAGACACTTCAACGTCGTCCATCAGCACTTGATCGTGTAAATGTCCGTCGTTTGTTAATTGCTGTGAAGAAATATATTGCAAGTGTTTCACGTTATCTTGTCTTTGAACAAAACGTGGAAGCAACTCGTAATCGTTTCTTAAACATTGTCAATCCATATTTGGCAGGTGTTCAAGAACGTTCTGGTTTGTACGCATTCCGTGTGGTGATGGATGAATCCAATAATACACCGGATATCATTGATAGAAATATCCTTTATGGACAACTCTATCTCCAACCCACAAGAACCGCTGAATTCATCATCCTTGATTTCAATGTGCTTCCAACGGGTGCAACCTTCCCAACGGCATAAGTTGATAATATGGGGGGAGTGAAATACCTCCCTCCACATTTTCAATTAACCACATATTTATAATTAAATATCCTTTCGGAGATTATACATGGCAAACCTAGTAACTGAACAAGAGCTGTTCTTCACGGCATTTGAACCAAAGATGAAGAATCGTTTCATCCTATACATGGATGGCGTTCCTTCATACATTGTCAAAAAGGTTGCACGACCAACGTTAACACAAGAAGCAAAGGCCCTTGACCACATCAACGTACAACGTTTCGTGAAAGGTAAGAGTAAGTGGGGTCAAATGCAACTTGAATTATACGATCCAATTGTACCTTCTGGTGCACAAGCAGTAATGGAATGGGTCCGTCTTCACCACGAATCAGTAACGGGTCGTGACGGTTACCTTGAATTCTATAAGAAGGACTTGACCCTCAACGTTCTTGGACCAGTAGGTGACAAGGTTGAAGAATGGATCATCAAGGGCGCACAAATTCAAGAAGTAAACTTCGGTGATCTTGATTGGGCAACGGATGACGCTGTGACATTCACACTTACTATCCAACCTGATTATTGCGTACTTAACTACTAATTTAGTAGCGAGGTTAATAAAAACTCCCGCATTAACCTGCGGGAGTTTTTTTATATTATTAAGACAACTTTTGATATTTATACTAGAGTCCTTTGTAATGAGATATATATGCCAGATATTACCGATTTCCAAGTTGGTCAAGGGGAAACGTTTAAATTACTAATTCAATTAAAAAATCGTAGTAATAACGATGTCCCATTAGATATTACCGATTATTCATTTACTGGACAAGTTCGTGAAAATTATACGACGGAAGAAGCTGCTGCACAATTTTCATTTGAAAAAATACAACCATATACATCGGGAAGTATCTATATCAGACTGACAGCAGATCAGACACTTGCTCTTACACAACGACGGTATGTGTACGATATCAATATTACCAGTGGATCGTTTGAACCAATCGTTCGTCGTATTTTAGAGGGTGGCATTGCGGTACGTCCAACAGTCACGAGATAATGAATGAGTGACCCAAAAATTGATATACCCGATATCACAGTTGTTATTACCCCAGGCCATGAATATACAACCGAGATAACACCAAGCGAGGTGTATCAGGTAGATGTTAATGTTGGAGATATTTATAGCGTAAATCTACAACAGCCAGATATTATCGTAACTGATGGTACGAGTTCAGTCTATGAAATGGCTCAACTTGCTGGTTATGCTTTTTATGCTGGTACGTCAAGTTTAGCAATAAGTGCATCATACGCATCAAATGTAATTCTTGGATTAAATCAGTTAAGTGGTAGTGTATTTTCCGAAAATAATTTTACATTCCCCCAAGACTTAACTGTTGGTGGATCATTATTTGCAAATAAAATATTTGTTTCATCATCCGTTATCTATGAATCTGGATCCACAAAGTTTGGTGACAGTACGGATGATACACATCAATTTACTGGATCGGTTTTAGTTAGAGGACCAGTATCAGCTTCGTCTGTTACAGGTTCGTTTAAAGGTGATGGATCGCAACTTACGGGATTGGTAACAGATTTACGTATCAGTGGTTCAACTGGTAGTGATACGGTATCATTGTTAACGGACACGTTATCTGTTATTGGCGGAAATAATTTAACGACTACAGTTACCAATAATCAAATTACAATTAGTCCAGTAGGACTTGCAACAACTGCATCCAATACATTTGTTGGAAACCAAACGATAACTGGATCGGTGGATGTTACTGGGGATATTTGGGTTACGCCCGGTGTTGTAAATCAACTAACATCATCGTATGCAATTAAAGCAGAAAATATTGGTGTCATTGATGCGGGACTTTATCAAACAGGATCCGATCAGCCAATTGCTCCATTATTAGGAATTACCCGCGTCACAAGTGCAAGTTACGCACTTACCGCTTCATATGCATTAAATGGTGGCAGTGGCGGTGGTGGCGGTCTTACAAGTTCGTTATTATCCATTGATCAATATTATTTTATTGGTGATGGAGTGACATCAAACTTTACGGTAGCAAAACCCTACAACGATCAGTCATTGATAGTATCGGTGGGCGGTGTAACTTTTATAAGTCCAAATGATTACACGGTTACAGGAAATACGATTTCATTTTATGAAGCTCCGTATTCAGCATCTAACATTTTTGTTCGTGGGTTTGTTAATGTCACTGATAATGTAACGGGATCGTTTTCAGGTTCATTGACTGGTCTTGCCACAAACGCAGTAACTGCAAGTTATGTGTCAGATATTGTTCTGGCAAATACTGCTCCGCTTGTTCCGAAAAATGGATCGGTGTATTTTTCTGGATCGTATTTATATGTGTATGATGGTCTACAATATAGAAGTGCAAGTTTAAATTAAGGGAATATATGACACAGAATAGATTTATACCACTCCATAGTTTAGTAGCCGGAGCAGTTCCTACCGCCAGTGGACTATATCAAGGTGAATTGGCACTTAATCTTGCCGATGGAAAAATTTATACACGAAGCGGATCCAGTATCCTTGTATTAAATGAGACAGATGGATTCTTTTCTAGTAGTCAGCAAATAGACATACAAGAAATACCTGGTATTGAAGATTATGCAACCGTATTCTCTAATTCATTTGAAGGTACACAGCAGATTACGGGATCTGTTATTTTTGATGGAGCCAGTGTAGAAATCAGTAGTTCACTAAAAGGTGGAATTTTCAATGCAACTGAGTTAATTGATCCACTCATTCCAGTAGCAAAATATTCTGGAGTTTCTATAGAATATACCGCACAGCGAGCAACTGCAATTCGCTCGGGTATCATACTTGCATCTTGGAGTGGGAGTACCATCACCCACACGGACGTATCAAACACAGAAATTGGTGATGATACAAATGACTTAAGTTTTAATTTTGTCCGTATTGGGGACGACATAAGGTTTCGTGCATATAGTCAAGGATTAGGTACGGGAGAATGGACCGTACAATTCCTATTTAAGATGTTTCCTAACCTTATGTAATATTTATGTATATACCATTTCGGAGATAGTAAATGGCAAATGAATTTATAGCCCGTAAGGGCCTAGTAGTACTAGAAAGCGGTGTTAGAGTTACCGGTTCATCCAATTTTGTGGGTGACGTAACTGCCTCTGGTAATATACGAGCAGCCAATTTTTACGGAAACGGGCAACTTACAGGATCCTTCACTGGTTCGTTTATTGGCGATGGAAGTCAGATCAGTGGAATTGCAACAACATTGGCATTCAGTGGATCTACTGGAAATGATGTTGTTAACTTAAAAACAGAAGCTCTTACTATTGACGGAAGTAACGGCATTACAACAACCGTTACGAATAATAAAGTTACAGTCAATGCACCGTCTGGAACCGTAACTGCATCAAGTCAAATTGATCATAATCTTACTACAAATTATGACGCCAACCGACACATTGATCATACTGCGGTATCTATCACTGCGGGGTCTGGTTTAAGTGGCGGTGGTACCATTGCCGCAACACGTACATTAGCACTCGATACCTCTTCGGTACATTTCTTAGACGGTGTTAAAAAAGAATTAAACACAGAAGGTGTAGTTAGTAGTTCTACACAAGTTAGTTATACGCAATTACAAAACATTCCTTCGGGGATAGTTAGTAGTTCTGGTCAAGTTGATGTACGCAATACTACTGGTATTGCCACAATTGCCACAACAGGATCCAACACGTTTACTGGTATTCAAACAATCAGTAATACCACAAACAGTACAACCTTTAGTGATGGTGCATTAATTGTTCAAGGCGGCGTGGGTATTGCTAAAGATGTAAATATTTCTGGAAGTCTTCGTGTAACTGGAGTACTAACAGTTGCCTCCATGTCTACGCAGTACGTCACCTCATCACAAGTAAATGTAGGAGCAAGTAAAATTGTTCTTAATGATGATGACAATATACGGTTTGCCGGTATTTCCATATTTGATTCTGGGTCGTCAAATGCCACCGCATCTATTTTCTGGGATAGTTTAAATCACCATTTCATCTACCAAAATGAAGGAATTGATTCGTATACCGGCGGTATGTTTATTGCTGGTCCACGAAATACGGGAGCACTTGGATCCGAAGAAGGTTTAACAAACGGAAGAATTCCAGTAGCAGCAGGTGGTGACCACATTGATACCCGACTGGTATCTAGCTCCATGCGGGTGGATTTCCCATCACGACTCACGCACGTTGAAGCAGGATTATATATTACTGGCTCCGTATCGTCGTCTGTGGGATTTTGGGGTGACGGTAGTAATCTTACGGGAGTTGTTAGTACATTAAGTGTCACGGGTTCACAAGGTGGTCAAGGAGCCGTCAATCTTAAGACACAAGGACTCACGGTCACGGGTACCAACGGTATTACTGCAACCGTCAGTGGACAAACACTTACGATTAGTGGCAGTAACGCAACAACGTCGGCAAAGGGTGTTGCGTCCTTCAATAGTACGAACTTCACAGTTACCAATGGTGAAGTAACGTCAAATAATATTACAATTAACGGCACCACAGTTACACTTGGCGGAACACGTAATATCACACTACAAGATATTACTACACAAGGATCAACGTCAAGTAATCAACTGACATTAAACGGTGGAGCAATTATCCACGGGGTACTGTTTACTTCAGCAAGTGCCACCAGTGTAGCGGGTCCAGTAACAAATCAAGTTATTGCCACGGTAGCAACAGGAAGTTACGACAGTGCGCAATTTGATTATGTACTGAAGGACGGAACGAATTATCGTACGGGTACTGTAATGACGGTGTGGAACAGTACGACGGGAATTGAATTTACTGATGCGTCAACTGCTGATATTGGAAACACGGGACAAGCAGTCTTGTCAGTAGATACCAGTGGTGGAAATGTACGATTAAAATTGACCCTAACGTCAGGTACGTGGACAGCAAAGACTGCAATACGAATGTTGTAAAATAAAAAAATAACACCCTTTGGATAATGAAAAAGGAGTAGCGGATGGCAAATGAATTTATCGCCAGAAAGGGACTAATCGTTTCTGGTTCCACGGTAGTTACGAACGCAGTAACAGCGTCATTTTTTTCTGGTAACGGTAGTGCTCTAACAAACGTTACTGCCACATCCGCCTCCTTTGCATCAACTGCTTCGTTTGCAAATAATGCAGATTTACTTGATGGATTAAATTCTACTGTATTTGCAACCACCGGATCTAATACACTTTTAGGATCACAAACTGTGTCAGGCTCACTAAATGTAAGAGCTTCTACTAACGACCAAGATCCAATATTACAAATTAGTGAATTTCGTGGCGGATTACTTACAAAATTTTATGAGTCACAAGATGCTGGAGTACTAACGGTAGGTTATTATGGATTAACAGGGACTCGTACTGAAATAAATGGCGGTTCTTCTAATTCAAATACTTCGATGGTTATGTATCAAGGAGCATCTGCTCAACTGTTACTAACATCTAATGGAACATCATATATCAATGGTGGAAATGTCGGTATAGGTACATCAAGTCCTGGTGCAAATTTAGATGTTTTAACCTCTGTAATTAGTAGTACTGCTGGTATAGTTGTTAGAAGTGCGGCAGGTGGATTTATTAGATTACTACCAAGTGCATCTGGGGGATCATATAATAATATAACCAGTGCCGGAGATACTACTCTTATTTACTCCAACGGTACACAGGGAGCTGGATCCCTAGTGATTGCGCCATGGGCGGCAGCAACTAGTGGAATACGAATGGATGGGAACGGTAACGTCGGTATTGGCACGCCGTCGCCGGGAGCAACTCTGCACGTTCAAGGCACAATCTCTTCATCCGGTAACGTATCGTTTGGCGGTAACCTGACCGTTAGTGGATTATTAACCGCAGTATCCACTTCTATTCAATACGTGACTTCATCGCAATTGAATGTCACCGATAATAAGATTACCGTTCAAAGTAATGATTTAGTACGATTTGGCGGACTATCCGTGTATGATTCCGGGTCGTCAAATGCAACTGCGTCCATCTATTGGGATAGTTTAAATCATAACTTTATCTATGAAAATCTTGGCGGATCATCGTATAATAGTGCCATTATTATTGCAGGTCCACAAAATACCAGTACATTAGGTAATGAAGTTGGACTCACCACAAACCGTATCCCTGTTGCAGTTGGTACCGATCACATTGACAGTCGTCTGGCATCAAGTTCCATTCGGGTAGATTTCCCATCACGGTTTACGCACATTGAAGCTGGACTACATGTCACGGGATCAATTACGTCATCTGTAGGATTTAGTGGTAACGGCGCAGGTATAACTGGATTAACCAATTCAAACTTAAGTGGAACTGCGGGAATTACAAACGCAAATTTGGCAAATAGTACAATTTCCGGCGTGTCGTTGGGTAGTAACTTAAATACGTTGACCATTAGTAACCCACTATCAGGCACCAGTTATAATGGATCATCAGCAGTAACAATTGCTCTTGCGTCTGGATACGGTGATACGCAAAATCCGTTTGGAAGCAAAACAGCTAATCATTTCTTAGCTGCACCCAACGGATCAGCAGGTGCTCCAACGTTTCGTGCCATAGTTGCCGCAGATATTCCAACACTCAATCAGAATACCACGGGCGCCGCGGCGAGTGCTGGTATTGTTACTGGAACAACGGGACAAATACTTCGCCATGACGACAGAATTATAGAACCGAGTGCTATAACTTCTGGGTATTTACAGTTTGGATTTACTTCGTGGGCAAATAATAACACAGCTCCATATGCAGACTTCCTCCACATGCGTAGTTATACGGACAGTAGCGGAGGAAATGATAATTTAGTTTTATTCCGTAAAGATGCAATTGGAATACGAGTATACCAACAGTCATTTGGATCGGCAACTGCATATTCCACGTATAAAGATGTTGCATTTACGGATAGCAACATCACAGGAACTGCGACTAATATTACGGCGTATACGATTAATCAAAATGTGGGAACAGGCAATAGTCCATCATTTGTTACTGTTACTTCCACACAAGCAACAGGTACTGCTCCGTTTACTGTCACGAGTACTACCGCAGTTACCAACTTAAACGCAGATTTATTAGACGGAAATCACGCCGCAGCGTTCTATCTGGCAAGTAACCCTAGCGGATATACCACGAATACTGGAACAGTAACATCTGTCGGTGGAACGGGAACCGTTAGTGGGTTGACCCTAAGTGGAACAGTTACGACAACAGGTAACTTAACATTAGGTGGTACATTAAGTGTTGCCGCTTCCAACTTTGCCTCACAAACTGCCAATACGTTCTTAGCGGCACCGAATGGATCTAGTGGTACACCAACGTTCCGTGCAATTGTGGCAGCAGACGTTCCGACGTTGAATCAAAACACGACGGGAACTGCGTCCAATATTACCGCATATACAATTAATCAAAATGTGGGGACGAGTAATACACCAACATTTAATTACGTTATTTTTAAAGATTCCATTAATGCAAATACCTATGGATTCCGTGGATTGTCCGGTGTTATTACCTGTGATGGTGGAGCACAATATCCGACCGCGTGGAATTTTCAATACGGTGGTACTAGTACTTCAGCAATGTATATTAGTTCCTCTGGTAATGTTGGTATTGGAACGTCAAGCCCAACCCGTACTTTAACAGTTAATGGTAGTACCAACATCACAGGATCACTTGATGTGACGGGTGCATTTACCGCACAAACCAAAAGTTTCAAAATTAATCACCAAACTATTCCAAATAGAAGTTTAGTCTATGGTGTATTAGAAGGACCAGAACACGCGGTTTATTGTCGGGGCAAACTAGTCAATACCAATACCATCACCCTTCCAGACGAATGGGAATGGCTGGTAGATATAGATTCTATTACCGTACAGTTGACATCCATCGGTTCTCATCAACCATTATACGTACAAGAAGTTAACGGACTAACTATTACCGTAGGATCCGATATGCCTGTTAACTGTTACTACATCGTTCACGCAACTCGTAAGGATGTAGAACCATTACAAACGGTAGAGTAGTATGGCTACATCGTATAATCCCAAAGTGGTTACCAGTGGGTTGGTACTGGCACTTGATCCAGCAAACATTAAGAGTTTCCGTGGACCAGCACAAACAAATAGACTAACGCAGATTGCGTATAACTATAGTAATACTAATACTGCTACATTTAAAATAACAAATGGAACTGCGACGATAAACATCCCCACCATAGGTACACGAACGGTAAAGTATGTGGATATCTATAATGATTATGTTGGTGGTTCCGGTGATTGTTGCCCGTCTTTATTTAGTTATGGAGATTTTACTACCGGAGTAACAGGCAATACCACGTACACATATTCTATAATATATAAAACTGTTACGGGATACACCCATCCAAATTACATGTATCGGTACGAGTATAATGGAGGAACGTATGTAACAGAGGCAGGTGTTCATAGTACAAGTAATCGTACGCATCTAGGCGATGGATGGTATTTTGCATGGGGACAATTTACGACACAAGCATCAACTACTCGTTTGATAACGTATTTGTTTCATTATGAATATGCGACATATAATAGGGTATATGTAGCTGGAATACAATTGACACAAGGAAGTTATATTGGAATCCCCCAGCACATGTTAAGTCCTAGTCAGACTAGAGGAGCTACGGTGGCTACCGGTGGGGGACTCACGGATCTAAGTAATAATACAAACCACGGGGAATTGGTAAATAGTCCTACGTTTAATAGCGGAAGTGCCACTAGTATTACGTTTGATGGGGTGGCAAGTTATATAGCAGTATCAAATCCAACTACTTCGGCACAATGGACGCCATCCGGCGGTGGATTGAATAATATTACATTAGAAATATGGATTAAGGTATCAGATACTGCGGGTGGATTTTATATATCAAAACCTTGGAACGGAAACGGGGAATATAATTACGTAGCTTATAATGGTGGATTCCAGATGGTAATAGGAAATCAAAACTATACATTAAGTGTTCCAAGTTTTGAGGATAATAATTGGCATCAAGTAGTATACTGGATAAGTCCGACGCAAGTTGGATACTATATTGATGGAAATAGACTATCTGGTAGTAATAATCATGGTATAACAAATAACACGCCGACGAATGGAAATTCATCACTTACACTAAATTATATGACGTTATATCCTTATGGAAACGGATGGGGCGGAAATACGGGATTCTCTATTGCAGGAGATCTTGCACTTACCAAAATATACAACAGAGTATTGACTGCATCCGAAGTACTTCAAAATTTTACTGTAAATCGTTCACGTTTTGGTATTTGATCATGGGATATACTAATGGACCAAAGATTGTAACCAACGGATTGGCATTGATGTTGGATACTGCAAACATAAAAAGTTTTCGAGGCGAACCAACGACTAATCTAGTTACCTCTGCTGCAGCAATGTCTAGTTGGACATGGTATTACAGAACCATATCTGCTTCCACATTTACGACAGAATTTGGAACCACTGGATACAGGTTTCTCAACCAACCATCTTGGAATGGTGTTTATAGAAATTTTAACTTGGTAAATTCTGGAACGTATACGTTTTCTGCGTGGTTTCGGTATATCGGAGGAAGTTCTAATAATAATGGTGCAACCGTTTACATAAGCAATTATGGTGGTGGAGATACTGCAATTGGGTTAGACAAAACCAAAGTGGGTGTTTGGCAACGAGTATCACATACGGTATCTGTCACATCACCAACTAACGTATATTTTTATTTAATTTCATATGGCGGCACTGACAACGGAACGGGTAATCCCGACTTCAGTTCATGGGAAGTTACCATGCCGCAAATAGAATTGAAATCATATGCAACTCCATTCGTAGATGGAACACGGGGAACCACTGTTGCTACTGGAGGTGGTTGGTCGGATTTAACTGGTAATGGTAATAATGGAGAATTGGTAAACACCCCAACATTTAACAGTAATAACGGTGGTGGAATAGTGTTTAACGGATCCAATACGCAAATTATTATACCAGAAATATCTGCTCTTAATACACAGACCCCAACTGTTGAAGTGTGGGTAAAAACAAATGCAACTTCACAAAATGGATTTTGGTTTGAAAAAGGAAATGTTAATACACAATATGCATTATTTCAAGAAGGAGCAAATATTACATGGCGACACACTACTAACGTAGGATCTTTAACAGCTCCGTGTGCAACGTATATGAATACATCGCAGTATGCACACGTTGTTGGAACTTATACTTCTGGTGATAGACGTATTTATGTAAATGGTGTTCAAGTTGCGTCCGATACCTTAGCATACACAATACCAACTAATGCAAATGGTAGTTCTATTGGAGTGTACGGTGGATATAACGGCGGAAGAGGATATTACTATGACGGTAATATTGCAGCCGTTCGAGTCTATAATAAAACATTGTCGTCAACGGAAGTATTACAAAACTTCAATGCCACCCGCGGGAGATTTGGTATATGAGTGTCAGTGGTGGTCCAACTAATAGTACCATGCTACCCGTAAACCAAGCAAATATTAGCGGATTGGTAATTGATAATTTAGTATTTTACTACGATACAGGTAGAACGTTTTCATATTCTGGGGCGGGTAGTACTTGGAACGATTTGAGTGGAAACAATAGACACGCAACTTTATATAACGCAGGAAATAGTACATATACTGGAAGTTTTCCCGGTGCTCCAACATATAATAGTACAACGGAAAAAGCAATACATTTTACGTTTGATGGAAATGACTTCGGAAAGTTTTCGCAAGTAACAAGCACTTCCGCAAGAACATTCTCTGCATGGGTTAAACTTACTGACGGTACATCTAGAGAAAATGGATTACTTTCGCATTGTAACGGAGGACCGGTCGGAGAAGCATATGCAGTTACCAGTGGTAAAATGAAATATTGGTATTATAGTTCTACTTGGAACACAGCAGTAGGAACAACATCGGTAAATGATGGAAATTGGAAAAATTTAGTGTGGGTTAAAAATGGAACAGCAAGTACCATGTATATAAATGGTGTGGCAGATTACACGAATACACTAGTAGCGGATGTAAATAGTTTATTAGTATCGGTGGGTTCTATGTGGGGACCATGTTACTCAGACAGTTATGGTGCAGGAAGTGATTTTTACACGCAAACATTTAATGGTTCTATTGCTATACTAATGCTACATTCTAGTGCATTAACTGCGACACAAGTGGCAACTAATTTTGACAGATTACGGTCACGATTCGGTATCTAAAATCTATTTATGGTAGTGTATTTTGATGAGAAACTAAATGCCAAATAATATTCTTATAACACCAGGAAGTGCCAGTATACAGTTCAGTGGATCAAACGCAAACACAATTCGTTTGCAAGTAGAACCCTCTGGTAGTATTGCGTTTTACGGAAACTCTGGGAGTTTATTCGGTATTACGGACAGTTTAGTCGGATCATTGATGAGTGTCAACGATATTTCGGGACTTCCTATCCTAGAAGTATTCAGTGATGACCGAGTGGTGATGGGAACATATAATCAAAATACATTAGTTGTCACCGGTAGTCGGGTGGGTATGGGAACAGCAACGCCTCAGTCAGTATTACATGTTTCTGGAACAGTATCATATGGTAGTGTTAGAATTTCCCCAACTGCCGCCGCCGGAGAATCGGCAATAGCATTTTTCACCGACGTTGCTGGAACCGATACCAATGATGCATGGGTTGTGGGTCACGCAGGATGGGGTAATACTGGTGATTTTGTAATTGGTAATGAAAACAATGGTGCCGGCGGTAACGTTCGACTACTCATAGAAAAAGCAGGTAATGTTGGTATTAACGATACATCGCCAGGTACTAAACTAGTAATTAGTCATCAAGGAACAATCAATACAACTACTCCTGGTACTACATTATATAATATACATTTTACCGGATTATCTACCAACGATAATGCCCAAGGCATAACATTTAATGGTGGTGGTAGTGGCGCACAGGCTGGATTATATGTACAAGGTTCCAGTGCATATGGAACCAAGATGTATTTTGCTACTACCAATGATTATGGTGCTGGGTCAAAAACCAGAATGATGATAGATCATTCCGGTAACGTCGGAATTGGCATCACATCACCCACTACTACTTTTGATGTGAACGGAAGTGCAAGAATTGTTACCGCTCTTGGAGTCGGAACGGCACCTTCTGCAAATCAAGGAGAAATTCGTGCTACCCATGAGGTCACTGCCTACTACTCATCCGATGCACGGTTAAAAGAAAATATTAACCCACTGAGTAATGCTTTAAATAAATTATTACAAGTTAATGGCGTGGAGTTTGATTGGACCGAAGAATACATCAATAAACGTGGCGGAGAAGATGGATACTTTGTTCGCAAACATGACGTAGGGATTATTGCTCAAGAGATTAAAGAAGTCTTACCAGAGGTCGTAGCGGAACGAGAAGACGGGTATTTAGCGGTACGGTACGAAAAGATCGTTCCATTATTAATAGAAGCAATTAAAGAATTACAAGCAGAAATTGCCGAATTAAAACGTCAATCGTAAAGGTTTTTCTATTTATATAAAGTTATGTAAATACTGCAACTGGATAAAATGCTAAGAACTAGAATACCCGGCCAAATCATACAAAGCTCTAGTATTTTCCCGATTTCCTTTGCCACCGGCAGTGGAATTGTTTCATCGTCGGCACAAATTCTTGCAGCATTACCATCGGGACTAGTTTCCAGTTCTACTCAAGTTGATTATAACTCAATACAAAATCAACCGATCAGTATCCCCAGTGCGTCTATTGCCGACGTTGCACTTTTCGTACTACAAAATACTTTTACGGGATCCTTTACTGGATCATTTGTCGGAGATGGATCAAATTTAATCTTTGAAACCGTCAATACCAACAAGAATACGGATAGTTTACTAGTAATTGGAAATATTTATAATAACTACAGTAATAAGCAAACCACTGTGTTCCGTAATGGCGATGTAGTCGTTTCGGGATCCGTCACGGTGTCAGACACGGGGGTACTGTTATTGACACCACGAGATACACCAAATACACATGTTTCCGGCGCACTATTTTATTCGTCGTCAGGGGAGTTGTATTTGGGCAGTTAGTTAATATGTATAATTAATACCTTTTTTTGGAGAAGTACAATGGCATCGTGGCAAAAGATTATAGTATCTGGGTCTAATGCAGAACTAAACACAGTAGGTTTAGTCACAAGTATGAGCGTTGGGGCAAACCAAATCATTGCTACCTCGCCTTCCCAGACAAAACTTTCCGGCTCCTTCAGTGGATCATTTTTCGGTGATGGTAGTCAACTTACCGGCGTAGCAGCAACGAATGTAGAATATGCAAACGTCCTCAACAAACCGACGTTAGTATCTGCATCAAGTCAAATTGATATTACATCAACGACTAACTACACGACATTTAGTTCCTCACTATCTACGGTAGATCAAAACCAACAAAATCAAATTAATGCATTAACAGCAAGTACCAGTTCTTATGCAACAACTGGCGCAAACACATTTAATGGCAATCAAATCATTAATGGTTCATTGAATGCAACTGCTGGTATTACGGGTTCGTTTAATGGTGACGGTTCACAACTCACGGGAATAGCAACTACACTTTCCATCACAGGATCAACCAGTGGAACGGATTCTGTTAATCTCAAGACTGATGGATTGACATTTAGTGGTGGTAGTAACGTTACGGCAACAGTCACAAATAACACTGTTACGATTGGTGTTACTGGATTAGTTTCCGAATCAGCACAAATTGACGTACGCAATACAACTGGCATTGCGACAATTGCTACGACGGGATCTAACACCTTCACGGGTGTACAGACAATTTCCAATACCACAAATAGTACCAATTACACCGATGGTGCTCTTATTGTTCAAGGTGGTGTAGGAATTGCAAAAGACGTAAACATTTCTGGATCCTTAACCGTTCAAGGAGTGTTGACGGCAGTATCTATGTCAACACAATATGTCACCTCATCACAACTCAATGTTGGTGTCAGTAAGATTACATTAAACGATGATGATCTTGTACGATTTGCAGGATTGGCAGTATATGATTCCGGTTCAACTGCTGGATCCGGGTCACTCTTGTGGGATAGTTTAAATAATCACTGGATTTATGAAAATACTACGGATGCAAATTATAATAGTGCTATCCTTATTGCAGGTCCAAAGAACTACGGTGATCTTGGAAGCGAAGTAGAACTTGTTGCAGGACGTATTCCAGTAGCAGTTGGTGGTGATCACATTGATACGAATGCAGCATCTAGTTCCATCTATATTGACTTTGCAACACGAAAGACCTACATTGAAGCTGGATTGCTGGTCACAGGATCTATCACCGCTTCGTCATTCTCTGGCGACGGTAGTGGACTTACGGGAGTTTCAGCAACAAACGTTGAATATGCAAATGTTCTCAATAAGCCAACGTTGGTTTCTGCCTCTGGTCAAATTGATCACGACCTCACAGCAAACTTCCTAGCAAACGAACACATTGACCACAGTACCGTTTCCATTAGTGCAGGTAGTGGTTTAACTGGCGGTGGTGACATTACTGCAACACGTACCCTTTCACTTGATACTGGCTCTTCAACATTTACGGATGGAGTCAAGGCAAAACTTAATACAGAAGGCGTACTCAGTAGTTCGGCACAAATTAATGCAATTCTTGATGCAGATGGCGTACTCAGTAGTTCAGCACAAGTTACAGCAGTACTCAACAGTGCAAATGTTCACAGTGGATCATATCTTGGAACGGCTACAACCAGTAATCTCCCAGAAGGTACCAATCTTTACTACTTAGATACACGAGTAAAAGATAAACTTAATCTGGAAAATGTGGTCAGTAGTTCTGCACAAATTGTTGCAGGTATTGCTGGTACAACCATTGCACCAACAACAATTAATGCAACAACCATCAACGCATCAGGTAATGTAACGGTTACTGGTGATTTGACCGTCAATGGAACTACCACCACATTTAATACAACCAATGTCTTAATTGAAGATCGGTATATCCTCCTTAACAGTGGATCAGTTGCAGGTGCTCCCGCACAAGGTGGTATCGTCGTTCAAGATGGCGGAACTGCCTCTGGTTCAGCAATGTTGTACAGTACCGACAATGCTAAAAATCGTTGGGGTGTTGCAGAAAACGTAGCAGCAAATGCAACAACAGCAACACAAACTGCATATGTTGCAACGGTCACGGATATGAACGTAGCAGCACAAGCAAGTGCAGTTGCAACGTATGAGAAGCCAGGAAACATCAAGATTGAAACAAACGGTGATATCTATATCTGGGCATAAACTTTAAGGAGTAGGTTATGGGATTATTTGAAAAGGCTATT